AGAGGCTTTTAAACCCAACAAATAAAAGACGATCATGCTAACATTGGACGAGAACTATAGTATCGACACAGACGATACTAACAATTGTACTCTTAAGTATTCCTGTAACACAGGTAAAGTACATGAGAAGTCAGGTAAGGAAATAGTAACTACTAACGAATGGTACTTCCCCAACATCAAGTTATGCCTACGGGAATACCTACACCAATGTGTTAAGCCCAGCCAGTCGGCCAAGGATATGTTTACGGCCATAGATCGAGCAGAAAAAATAATTATCAACTTAAAACTTACCACACATGCCTAAAATGGATGTTATGCTATTAGAAGTCCTAACCCCCGAACAGTTATCTCACGTAAAGATTAAGGCTAAAGAAGTAGTGAAGAAGAATCTTACTTGGGCAGGTCGAATCATACTCGCCTTAGGAGGTCAGTATTACGTTTTAGATTATACTAAAACAGGAGTACATATAGATGTACATGCTACTGTTAAGACTAGGACTTGGCACCCCATAATCATTCTAGGGAGTATCATACAATTCTTTTTCTATATGTTAATAGACTTATGGGATAATATAATCAATTTATTTGGCCTATGTAACCCTAAGCAATTTTCATACACTGAGAAGGTTACTTCTTTCATAGTTCGCAACAACCTCAAGAAAAAGTAATGAAGCAGGTAACAATAAAATCAGTAGGAATTGAAGGGTTTGGGTCATACGTGGCCCCCTTCACTTTCAACATGGAACGCAAAGGAATCAATATCCTTAGGGCTAGCAACGGAACCGGTAAGACTACGGTATTCTCGGCTATGGTTTGGGCTTTATTCGGAGTAAACCTAAAAGGCGTTACTAAGGACAAAGTAAGCACTTGGAAGCATAAAAGACCGAAAGGCTTCCAAGGCACCCGAGTTGTAGAGTACTTAAACATCGATGGGGCTGAAATCACCATTGCTCGACACATCAAGTACAAGGGACAAACCAACGGGATGACCGGAGGCGATACCTTAATGGTGGGGGCTAATGGTGATCTTATCTCCACCGGTAAAAGCATCGATGAAACTCAGGAACTAATCAACGAGTTAGTTGGATTGGATGGAAAACTATTTCTCAACTCGGTTATGTTTGCCCAGCGTAGTAAGAAATTCATCAATGCATCCAACACCGAAAAGAGGGAAGTCCTAGAGCAGGTGTTCAACTTAGATTGGGTTTCACAAGCAGCCGAGATAGCCAAGAAGGAGGGTTTAAGGATTCAAACAGATATCGACCTGCTGAATGCTCAGTATAGGCAGCAGGAAGGGCCTTATACGGCTGCTTTATCCGCTTACAACGTCAACAATGCTAACATCCAGCAGAACAAGCTACGTGTAGCCAACGAACTCCAGCAAATTACCTCAGATATTCAACAGGCTACTCAAGACCTAGAAGCCAAACGTTTGCTTCTAGCCTCTAATAACTCCGACCAAGTAAAGGTAGAAGTCGAAGAGTTGAAGAAGACTATCTTAACCATGGAGACTGATTTAGCCCATGCTAAGGAGGAGTTAACCCTTCTCCAAGTGGCCGAGCAAGGCTTGAACTCTACCCGCTCTATGCTTAACATGGCTGTGTCTAATACTGAACTAATACTCAACAGAAATAAGGAAACGCTAGGAAGGTCTCAGCAGGAATTAGCCGAAATACAGGCAGGTAAAGCAGAAGCCATTAAAGGGTACAAAGACAGTATAACCGGATGTCAGACTAGGGAGGCCGAGTTAAAGACTGCTTTAGATATGGTGAATGCTGAAAAGATTCCTGTAGAGTTCTCAACTGAGTTATGTAGGCAGCAATGCTCCAACTTGGACAGAGTGAAGCAGACTATAGAATCCGACTTAGCCTCTTATACGAAAGAGATTGAGAAACTAGATCACAATCTAGCCCATATAACCGACCCTTGTAGTCATTGTGGGGCAATACCATTACCTGAGCAGATTGAAGGGCTTAAAGAGCGTATAAATGCTGCTAAAAAGACTTGGACAGATCTACAAGGACCTGCTGAACTCGCTAAACAATCGACCATAGACGAGCGGGAAGTTTGGGGCAATCACCTACAAGCAGCCTTACTTTATGATGAGCAGGCTAAGCAGGTAGTAGAATTAGACATAAACATTACTACCTGTGCTTCTAATGCTACCATTTTTGAGCATGAATTACAGCAGTTAACCTCTGGCGTGCGTGAAATAGAACTAGGCAAAGACATAGAGAACCTACAGAACTCTATAAGCAGTCAAGAGAAGACTATTGCGGATGCTCAGGCTCAAATGACTCAACTAGCCATCCAATCCAAGCAGACTACTATTGACCAGTTAATAGCAAGCAACCGACTTACTGAGGCTACCTTATCAGGCTATAAATATCAATTGGAGCAAAAAAATATCACTCTTCTTAGTCTGGCTTCTGCTCTTTCTGATATTACCAACCTAGAAGGTAAGATTAAAGAGTTATGGTCCCGTGAGCATAGCCGTGACGAGGAGCATGATGCCTTATGTACTATGGAGCAGGACCTAGGTAAAGAATACACTCGCCTACTTACCCTCTACAACGAACTAGGTCAGACTAAGGAACGCTTAACCGCATTAGAGACCGATAAAGACCGCTATAAATGGTGGCAAAGTGTCGGGTTCGGAACCTCTGGTATTAAGTCTTTAGTCTTCTCAGTTATGCTTACCAGGCTAAATGAAGCAATGGCTATCTATTCACAGCGTCTAGGAGTGTCGGCTAGGTTCGTAGTTGATATGGATAAGGCTAGGAAGGACATCGAAGTAGAGGTACTGAAGGATGGCCATATTGTAGGGTATGATTGCTTATCCGGTGGGGAAGCCCAGCGCATCGACATTATCTCTCTATGCGGGATGCATGACCTAATCTCGGCCACCGATGTTATGTTAAACATTCTAGTATTGGATGAGGTATTTGAAGGGCTAGACGCGGAAGGTGTCGAAGCAGTATTCAATCTCATTGCATATAAGCAGCAGTCTACTCCTAACGTGTTTATCATCACCCATGCTCAGGAGTTGAGTGTAGTAAATGCCAATATAATCGACCTAGAGTATGAACTTCAAAACTAGTTAGCCATGACTAACAAGCAGCAACTTGCCCTAGGCTATTTCAAAGAGGTTAGATTGGCTCCTACCCCCCTCACCCTAGATGTATGGGTATGCAGTGATACTCAGGCCTTAGTACCTAAATTCATTCAGCGTTACGGAGAATTAGAAGAGGATGGTAAAAGATGGGGTGACGCTGATGGTATTGTTCCTAATGGAGTACTTAGAATAACTACAGGCACCGCCGGAGAAATACCTTACACCTACAAGATGATTATGGTGTTAGATAGATTCGACCCTCAGACCATAGTACATGAGAGTACTCATGTACTACTTCGTCTATCCGAAAGGGTGGGGTTGCAAATAGCAGGAGCCGACGAGTGGTGTGCTTACTTCCAAGACTACCTATTTGAACTCATAACCGACGTAGGAAGTTACAATCGACTATGTAAGTAACAAGAAAATCCCCTATCGATTTGATAGGGGATTTTTACATTTAAAACCTTTCCTTTTTACTTCTTACTGGTAGGAACCTCAACTACAGGCTCAGCAGTATTAAGCACTGGCTCGAGTTTTGGATCTACCATAGGGCTTACAGGAGCAGGGTTAAAAGGATTAAAAGCCTCAACCACGTCCTTAACTTCATCCGCCTCGGTAGTCTCTTCAGACAACTCTTCAGGCTCGTCCAATGGCTCTACTTCACCAGCCCTACTTGCCATAAGTAAAGCCTCAGCCTCATCGAATGCCTGGTAATCGGGTAACAAGTTCTCTGGGTTCAGATGGGTATAGTTACCATCGTAAGCCCTACCGAATACGGTGCTTTTATGGCTACCCTCGAAGTTAGCCACAATTACTAATTGGATGCCTACTACATAGACAACTACTTGGGCGTTCTTGCCAACTCTAAAATGTTTCATTGTTCAAATTGTTTTTAGTCTTCGTATCGAGTCCATTCTACACAGGGAGTTGTATCATCCACTGTGAAGTCTATCCTAGCGGCATATAGCCTGAAAATTTCCTGTTGTAGCCTGTCGTACTGAGCCATTCTAAAAGGAGTAACAGATTGCCTATCCCCTCTCCACCTGGTGCTCTGGCTTAATGCAAATATGGTAGTGTTACTTGTACCCTCCCGGAAGGATACTATGAACCGTACCGAGCAATGCTCTTTAGATCTATTAGCATCCAAATCTAGGAAGATTTCATGCCACTTATGCTCATCATCAGTAGCAACTATACAGGTGATTTCTCCTTCACTTTCACTAGAGTCCTCTTCCATGGCTATAGCCTTAACCTTATCAACCAACTCAGTTAAAGTCATGGTTTTGCTTGATACAAACCCTAAAGTCTCTTCTACTAGTTTGGTGATAGGGGCAATAGTTCCAGCATTCACACACTTAACTAAATGCTCTTGGATGATGGTTGAAATTAGGCCATTGTAGTCTACCATGTCGAACTTCTGTAGATTTACATCCAACTGCTGCTCAATACGTGATTTAATGGCCTTACCTGTGTCTGAATACGACTTGAGGACTTCCCCCAGTATATCATCTACAAGTTTTGTTACCTTACCTTCAATAATCTCAGGTAACTTTTCTACTATCGTTTTATCGATAGCCTCTTGAATAGTTTTGTTTAAGTCCATGGCTCAAATTGTTTTTAGTTCGTTTTTATACTTAGCCGTAGCCTGCCTGGCTAACTTATCGGCTTCCTTGTTTTCTTCTCTTGGTACCCATTTGACTTGAAGGGTTAATCCTAGTCTACGGTACAAGTCGTGGATGATTAAGAATACTTCCAAATATACAGAAAATTTAGCACTCGAATACACCCCATTAACTACTGAAGCACAGAATTGAGAATCTGTTCTAATCTCTGTATCCTTGATTTTAGTTATCCCTAACCAAGCCGCCAGTAGAATGCCTTTAAATTCACCCGTGTTGACCGTGCCCGCTCCCAACTGACTACTGCATGAGAAGTCTTGGGCATATACTCCGGCTCCGGTAAGCCATTGGTGTTCTCCAATACGATATACCGAAGCGTCAGAGTTTATGATGTAAAGGTTACTCATGAGAATAGTTGATTTCATAGGCTGCTATGATTTCTTGGAAAGGTATCTTAAATAGATCAACGCTAGAAAATACCCCAAATCCATTGCAGCTATCCCAAGGCTTTTGTCTATAATAGGCTACTCCTTCTAAGTAGATGTGAAGCCTCATCATGTCTCTGGATGCTAGGTATATACTCCATCCTTTCTGCTTACCTACTTTGATAAAACAAATAGGAATCTTATTCTCCCTAGCAGCATCCCGTTTGGCCTGTTCCCAAATCTTATACATGGTACAAGTAGGGACAAGTAAGCCTTCTTTGACCACACAGGTCACTTTAGCATAGTGCTTAGTCTCTACTGAGAAGGGGAATACCGCGTTAATATCAGGACAAACTAAATCACCTACTATATTCTGCCCATCTTTCCAGCGTAACCCCCCTGAAGAAGGAACCCTAGCAAAGTCAATCCCTGCCCACTTACGCAACTTTTTGACTAAAGCCCTCTCATTGGCGGCTCCTATAAGATGGGAGTTCTTCCTAGGTGCTTTTATTTTACCTAGTAGATCTTCGTAGGATTCTTCCATGCTATAAAGTGGGTATAGTTCATTTCGTTTGGGATAAAAATACCTTTGTCTTGGCAATACTTAACAAAGTCTACCGCTAGTTCCGCGTGGGTATAGCGAAGTTTAGGTAGGTGTTTGAAGGATAACTTCACATGCTGTAGCATGACGTTGTAGGGGTGGTTAATAGTGCCTCCATTGTCTATGCTTCGCATCAATGCTATTCCATGGCCGACACTGGCCGAGGTTTTGTTCAGCATTTTTCCTATCTCTACGTCACTTAGGTCGGTATAAATCCCTAGGATGTAGTAGCAAATATGCCTAGCAATAACTCCATCATCCTGCTTGGCCTTACCTTTGATTATTCTAAGAGGAATATCCGTAAGTAGGGCAATCTTCTCTAGCATTCTATCAACTTCCGCGTAGCTACTCATCACAAGAAATGTTTAGTCGTTGTTCTAATCTGGCTAAAAGTACCTGGTTGTTGATAGCAGCCAGTTCTAGCTTAGACATCCAAACTGTATTCCTTCGTAGTTCGGCTCTTACTTTTTGAGACTTAATGCTTAGCAAACTCTTTAGGACTTTGATCCTGAACTCTACCAAATCCTTTTCAGATAAGGTGGGGATCATGTCTTCAGTCAGTCCAATGTCGAAGTTATCACAAACATAAGGATGCTGGCGAAGTAAGGATCGTATCCCTACTATGAGTTGTATAGCTCTTGCTTTAGTTAGAACAGCCATAGAACAATTAGTCCCATCGTCTAAAAATAAATTGATATTGTCGAATACTACTGTTCCAGTTATCCTAGCCCCCAGAGCCTTAAAGTCTCCATTAGTGTTGAAATCAAATAACTTATGAGTCTGTTCCATAATCTTAAACTGTTAAAAGTGTTGTTACCAGATAATATTTACTGACGTACTGGCTCTGGTGATAGCCGTGTATATCAGCTTATTTCGCTCGTAGGTGTTTGGGTTCTTCCACATGTCAGCCATATCGAGTAGGCAATGTGTAAAAGTAGAACCTTGAGAGCGGTGAACAGTCATAGCATAACCATGCTGCCATTCAATAAACAAACGCTTGAACGCGTAGAAATCTCTCCATGCTCCTTTAGCCATTAGGCTACCTTTAGGAAAAGTCTTAGCCCTATTTGCTAGGTTGGTGCAAAGGTTGTCATATATCGGTTTACCTTCCTCAGTTGGAACGTAAATCTTAAATGTCTCCTTCATATCGTCGGGAGCAATCACACATTCATAGGAAGGAATTTGTATTCCTGCTCCTAGATCAATAACCTCATGCCTAGTGGATACAATAACCCCTTCCGTATTGTTATCTAGTAGTGTTTGCTCACCTTCTGTTAAGGGCTCTTTGAGTATGATCCTGTCGCCTGGCGATATAAGTTCGGTGAAAGTGGGGTGAAGGATTCGACGGATTTTGCTGTTATAGGCGGTTACTTTGTAATCATGCCAACTAGTGATCTTGGCATGATCAGTATCAGAGTTCTCCAAATACCTGTCAATAAACTTATTACTGTTAGACATGAAGTTTATCTGCCCCATATCAGTAACCTCTGGAGTAACCATATCTACTAAGGCTCTATAAGATACATTCTCACCCATTAACCTAACATTTCGGGCTGCCTTAATAATAGGAGAACCCTCGGCCTGTCTCACTATACTATTTAGAGTTAGGACTTCCATATTCATGCCTTGCTGATAAGCAGAATCAAATACAGGGCTAAACGCTTCCCCTATAGGAGGTAGTTGGCCGCCGTCCCCTACAAATACGATAGGAATGTGATTATCATAGGATAACTTTTTTACATACCCTAGCAAGGAAGTATTAACCATAGAGGACTCTTCTATAATCAACTTCCTACAGCCTGCTGACTTATCCTTTCCAGACGGGATGAAAGACCGACTACCATCGGGTAAAATATCCTCCCTAAGACCACAAAAAGCGTGGATAGTATCAAAAGTAATGTCCTCGCTATCTATTTTTCTAGCAATAACTTTCTTAGCCTTATGGGTAGGAGCCAGTACCACAAGCCCATCTGAATTATTGTCAGCCCACTCAGCCGCTAGGGTAGTTTTACCTGACCCAGCCCAGCCTTCGAGCAGAAAGAATAGGTTAGAGGATTCCAGATTTTTAGTCCGAAGTCTAAAAGCCTCTAACTTCTCCATTCCTTTCTGCTGGTCTTCGTTAAGTGTTACCATTACTCAGCAAGTTTTAACTCATACTCCTCTGCTGCCTCAAACCTTTTGTAAGGGGTTTCTATAGTTGAGTCTATATACTCACCTATAGGGTCTAAGGCATCAGCCCCCCATGATAACTCATCTGAGTCGGTGCTTACTATTACAACAGACTTGTTAGAAAATTCTAAATCATATCCCACCACTATAGCCGGTGATCCTGATATTATTACTTTCTTACCTCTCCACTCTTCAAAGAGTTCTTTACTTGTTTTCTTTGCCATATTACTTAAAATTAAACGGTTACTTTATCTTCTTTCGTGTTAGACTCGATTAAGGCCATTTGGTTGTCTGCCCATTTAGTAGCTTTATCCCAATGTTTTTGCTTAGGCTCTCCGAACCAGTGAGTGAATCTTTTGGTGACTACTACTATTCTTGTGGTAGTTGGGGTGCCTAGGACTGTGATCTGCATAGGCGTGGATATTTCAGCAATAACGCTGTATTGGTCCCTAAAAATCTTTTTATGATAGGTTGTCATCTTTCTTGTTGTTTTTAAGAAATTGTACTTGAACTATTTTATCACTTCCCCACCATAGGAGAAATAAGCCTAACGTTATCCAGTCAATCATTAGATCCAATGGTTTTTTACATGATACCTAAAGTACGCCGCCTTGAACCATAAAATACACATGGCTGCATATACCATCGACCAAAGCCATTCATGCGCGATTATATGGCATAATAAGAACGGAACTACTGGTAAGACTACCAAGTATAGGCCTAGGGTTTGAAAGGCTAAAAATACCCCTTTAAAGAACCTCATTTACAAACTTCTTTAGGTAGTCCATAAACTTGTTCTTATCTTTTTCGGATATGTACTTGCCGTTTACCCTAACATCAAGAGTGATATCGATTTTAGATGTTGGTACAACAGGTTCGGGACGTTTCCACTGTGTATAACTACCATAGAAAGCGGTAATGAGGCCTTTTACTACTACTTGGGCTCCTTCAAAACATACAAATAGCGTAGGTAGCCATCCACTTACTTCACTAAATACCATAATCTTGTCACCTTGTTGTAAAGGTCTTTCCCAAGGGGTTTCTAAGTCGAGTAGGAGGTCAGCAGGACTACTATGAGTACTGGAGATACACCCTTCAGCGTTGTAACTGAATACCTTAGGCTGCATAGTATTAGTGAGGGCTCTAATAGGTAACCAGCCAGCAATACCTGCATTAAAGCAGTCAAATTCTTGTATCTTATCCCCGCCCCTAGTAATCAATGGGTGGCCTAATTTAGCTAGTTCTAAATCAAATGGTGCTGTTTTCATCGCTTTACAAATAAGTTGTTTCTTGTCACTATAAACCCAGACTTACCATATTTAGCCCAAAGCATTTCAACTGCTTCGTGGGTAACCATTTTAGTCTGCTTGGTTTCTCCGTCTTTTATGATGCTAGCGTAATATGGGGCATCTGGTGCCCCTCCTAGCATTTGGTAGATACTGTTTACTACTCCTTCGGTAATAGCGGTTAGGCTAAACATCGGGGTACCTTGAGCATTCACCACCTTAATTTTTGATGGTGATAAATCTGGAACCTCCTTAATAATTAAGTGGTAGGTATCCAGAATATCAATCTCCGTTCGGTCTAGCATAGCATCCTCCAGATCACTTATGAATTGCCTAATTAGTGGCCATACCTTTTGAGCATTTAAGGCCGCATTAAGCTCTTCATCTGTATCAAAAGTAACGATGTACTTTTTCTTTATGATATCCATTTTAGGCTACTGAATTTTAATAGCATAATGACAAACTCTATACTTGCCGGTGATCTGCATAAACAAATCCAAGGCCGGTGCAATGCATTCATCTGCTAAAAGGTTGTTGGCTTCATCTAAACTGCCAAAGATATATCCTTGATACAAAGCAGTTGAGGGATGAGTAGACTCAAATAGCCAACCTGTAGTCTCTTCCGGTGTTAAGGTACCAATCTGTAACTGGTCAATTCGTACTGTTTTCATACTAAAAAAGGGTTTTAAAGTACCTCTTTATGAGGCGTATTAAACAAATAAATTCCAATACCGCTGCCGTACTACTAAGAAGTACTAGGCCACTATCTGCTGTCAGAAATCCCCACCAAGTGCCTCCACAGGCTATGAGTAGACATACTAACATGATTAAGATATTTTTCATCGGTTTTAAAGTTGAAATGTAGTAAGATTTTATTTATAACACATTTAATGAGTACTAAAACAAAATCTTTATATGTTAATTAAGGTTGTACATTCTTAGGTTGGTGACGTTGAGCATACCTAACCAGACGAATTAAGTCTAGGTGCTGCTTAGCCGTGTAGTAGCTGACTTTTAAAACATCATCCATAGTGAACGGATAAGGGAGTGAGTAGGTTTCGGCTAATTTCTCGGCGGTCTCCTGGCGAATTACTTGGCTCATTTAGTTTAGGTTGAAGGTGTAAATAAATACGTTAGGCCATTGGGTACAAAGCGGTCTTATATCGACCATCCCCACCGTGAGCATTCGGTGTACTATAAGCTGTTGAGGCACTACCCTTGTGCGGGTGTAGTATCCGACTACGACACAAACCTGCGCTAACCTTTCCACTTTTATACTCATGGCAATTATGTTAAAAATTATTCTGTGAAAAAACTTTTTCCTATAAGGGTAAATTGAAAAATCCTAAAATCGGCTGCCGTTCTTGTTAGGTGGTAATCTAACCAAACAGATTAACGGGAGTTGATAATAACGCGTTCTACTCTCCTAAACTCTTTATTTAGGTTGTATATGGAATCATTTAACTGTTCTTTTAGCTCGGGTAAGGATAGATTAGAGGCCACAGATTCATACTTGGTGAATATATCCAAGTCCTGTAACATCGTTTCAAATTCCTCAAACTTCCCAAGGACGCGTAATATCTGAGTTCTTTGTATAATCGCCCGGTTGTACTCGGTATTCCCGAAACTAGTTGGGCTAAGAGGTGTATTTTTCATCGTTCAATATTTGGTATCGTGTCTAATCGTACTGTGTCAACTTCAACCGCTTTTGGTTGTATGGTTTCCTTGTTGCAGGAAGCCAATAGCAATAATAGCAAACAAAGTACTTTCATAGTTAAAGGAATTGAGGGTAGTCTATAACCTCGGGCAAACGCCCTTCGTATCTTAGTTTTATATACCTCTGTTGAAGCCTAAGCATAGCCCTATAACGCGTTTGTTCATATACAGTGCCCGCCCGTATGACTGCTTTTCTTTCTACTAATTCAATAGAGTTACTTTCAAATGATTTAATTTCCCCTTTAGCATTATGCCAAATAACTGACCATCTAGTAATCTTCATCGATCAAAGTTTTTACAGTAGTTCACAAATAATCATTAGGACTATAACACCTATTAACGCTAAGAACGCGTTATTTGAAACATCCATGTAGGATTGTGGGGTTTTGCCTTGCTCGGTGTCTTCGTCGAACTCTACTAAGCCCGAATCTAATAACTTAGATAAAAAGTTTTTCATTTTATTCCTTGTTAGTAGTAAAACAATTTGATTAGTCCAAGTAGTATGAAAATAGCACTCACAAATAGTACCATACTTACTACAAACGTAGCCACCAAAACAGAAGCAAATGGGTAACCAATTAGGCTTTGGTCAGTACCCTTCGTACGACCTATTAGTGCCTTAAACACCAACCAAAGCAGTGTTGAAAAGTCTTTCATGTTATTCCTCATAAGACGTACCTTTTAATAACTCATCGATCATATCTATTTGGGCTATGAAGCCTTCGTCTATCTTATCCCATTCCCCGTTTAAAGCCATTTCGGCATCTCTCCTAAGCATTTTAAGGGCTGCTACACATTGTTCTACTGTTAAGTCTTTCATGTTATTCTGATTTTAAAAATAAAACTTCTTTGTTTTCTAATAGGCATTCTACCCAATTACTAACCATATAATCGGCATAGTAATAAAACTCGTCTATTTCCCATTGTCCCGAGTCATTTAAACAAGCCTCGTCAGAAATAGCAGGGGCTTCCGTTAGTCCTATATGGTCAGTAACATCGTTCCAACCGTTACCAAGATACTGGGAAGCCTCTAATAAGTCATACATTTCAACGTGAGGAATATAAACCTCCCCTTCACCGTTTACGTTGGTGTCTTTGTCAACTGTTTCAAGAAAGTCTACAAATGCGTCATAATCATTTAAGACAATGAGCAAGCCTTTAGGCTGTTTTACTAGTGTTATCATGGCTATTCAAATAAAGGTTTCAACTCGTTAATATTGTAAGACTGAAACACAATCCCACCCCCGTACTGTTTGTTACTAAACTTTTTACCCCCAAAGCGTCGAGACTTACTCAAGGCTGCCGAGTATCGATAATCTATATTACTTTGATCATCCTCTATACTGAGTTTAATAGCAGAGAAGTGGCAAACATACCTAGGATTCCCGTTCACATCGTTGTTGATTCTGGTTAACTCTACTTTCTCACCATTAGACAAATTCAAAGTTTCTGTCATGATTTCTATTCTTTAAAAGGTTTAAAATTGTTCCCGCGCTTGTATTGCTCAAGATATAACGGCTAACCGTTCACGGGATTTTAGACTATTCGGCAATAAATGCGTAGTAAAATTCAATAAATGAATATTTAACATCATATTGACCTTCAACCACCGAAGTGCAAATAACATATTTCGTCCCTATTGATTTTACTTGCAGATGGGGCATTGGATGGCTTCCTATGCCATAGGCTAACTTTATTGCTTCTTTTATTTCTTTGTTTTTCATTGTATAGATGTTAGACTAAACTAGCTTTTATAAACAATCGATGTGAAGGGATGAAGCAATGGCTCCTATTCATGGTTAGCATTCTAACCATAGAGTCCTTTGTCATATAGGCACATTCTTTGTCTGCATCGTGTAACCTCAAAAACTCTTTTCTAGCCTCATTGGCTATATAGTCCTGATATTCTCTTTGAGTATTAAAAGACATTCTATATATTTCTGAGGACAACTTCTTAATGTTTCTATTCAATTCTTGCTTTGTCATTGTACTAAGTGTAAAAGGTTACTATTTAAGACCGCACGCTTTACGTGCTAAAAATCTACAAACTAAAACAACTACCAATAAGGTAACAGGAATAACTATATACATGATAAGACTAGTTTAAGAAGTTAATACCGAAACGAACATAAGCGGTAATACCTAATACTAAAAGAGAAACACCGATACCAACTAATACAAAGTTCAAACGTCTCTCTACCCTACTTTCAAATGCTGTGGCTGTACTGTTCTTAATCATCTTACTATTCTTTAAAAGGTTATTGAACTACTTAGTTATTAGAGTATCTATTATTAAACATTTGCTGAGTAACCTCGCTTGTATCAATATCCTCATTAAAAGCAACCTCAACAACAAACTCAGCATTCTCAGGATTCTCCACGCTGTTAGCCCACTCGGTGGCAACTTTAGCATTATGATAGTTAGTTGCGCTACCTGTAGGAATTGTAAAGGCTGCAACAGTTAGTAATACGGCTATTCCTACTACTGATAAGCAAACGCTCATAATCTTAATACGCTCTAGTAATTTCATAACTCAATTCTTTAAAAGGTTTAGTACTTGTGAGAGCCTTGTTAATCTGTCTCCCTGAGTACACTACAAATATACACCAGTAGAAGAGGTTCTACAAGTTAACTAAGTTTAATTGGTTTTAATGTGTGTTAAATAGATTAAGAGGTAAACCGCTTTCCAGTAGGTTGTAGGACTGTTTACAAGGCAAAGAAGCAAATAGTGTGCAGTAATGCTCGAGTAGAAGGGATCAGAATAGGGAAAGAGTCGAATAATACTCTTTGGAAGGAATGAATAATTATGAACATATGCTCATAATAAACGGGTAAAAGAAGGGATGAAATATGGGTGAAAAGATTGAACGGATTATATAGTAAAGAGTTAGGAAAAAGAGGGGTAAAATTCGGAGGTAATTATGCCTTATCCATAGAAAAACTCTATCACTTCCCCAATTCTAATAGATTTTCTCTATCATCCTCCAACCTATGGATAAAGTTGTCTCCACCCCGTATAGCATCGAGACTACCTACTTGATTATCAACCTATTATATTTTTACCTATTCAGCCCCAAAACCCCTCATTTTACCCCTGTTTTGGACTGTTTTAACCCTAAAGCGTGTAGGTCCTACCACTCTTACCCTATCATTAGACCTCTTTACTCCTCTAATCGGTAGATCAACCTTCTTTGCCTAGCTACTGTTGATCATTTGGCTGTCTATTCCCTGTTATATTGGATCTATTCTCTTGTTATCCCTATCCTGTCTTATATCTATAGGCAATCTACCATAGTGAATAGGTACATTCTATTCTCAATGTTAAAGCCTGTTAATATAGCAGGCTTTTTCTTTTGTATGTAGTCAATCACCTATCTAATCATAGTGAATGAAGAGACCTCATACCAACTGTAGCAGCGTGAAGGGATCACACAAGCAATCACAGCCTATTGAAAAGGATGGCGGGGGGTTGTTTTGAGAAAGGTGATTTTGAGGTTTCGATTATCTTTTCTGGTTTCTGGTTGGAAGGCCTACCCCCTCCGGTGCTGGGGGAGTCCCCTAGACATAGAAATATGATTTTACACTACTACTTGTGGAAATACCATTTTGTAAACTACTTTACGATACTCTACACTTCAAGAAACACTACTGATACCCTGTTTTCACCTATTTTTAGGCCTATTTAATCAACTCAACCTGTAAGTATGGTACTCTTCTATCAATTGACTATATTTAAGCCTTATTTTCCCTACTAAATAACTTCTTGTATTCTTAATTTCTTACACTCTACTACGTAATATAATCATAACTATACTCCCGTTCAATGCTTTATGCAAAAATACCCTATTTCAACGGTTTTTAATCGTAAAATAGGGTAAAACTGCTAACTAGTTGATAGGGATATTGGTTATACTAACTCAAGAGTGTGATCGTTGGGGAGTAGGTGTTTTATTAAATCGTATTCGGAGTCGGTAAACGTAGAGGCGTGCTCTTTATACTTACATCCAAAGTGTTCAATATTATCGCAAGTAAATACATCACTAAGACTTGTGAAATACTCTCCATTCAACTTAACATAAAACAGTCTAGATGTCTTAGGAACCCAAACTATAGAGACCCAGAAATTAAACAGATATATAGCAAACCCATTCCTACCAATCCCTACAGTTAATATCATAAGATGCAGATACCCTCCTTTAGAAAACCTATGTTTAAATCCGGATGTTACTTTTATCATCTTCATCGTCTTGGTATATTAACTCTTATGTTAGAGTGTTTAGTCTTGCTGCTTTTATATATTTGGTTAAACTGTGTTTGATGAGTGGTCCTAATCTCTTTCTTAATGGGATTGTTATACTCATCGTCTTCTAGTCTCGTACATTCACATATAATATCATGCTTAGTCATCTCCAATAACTGCATAGCTTCTACCATAGGTTACATATTATTTAATGAGTGATCGCTTCGTTTTATTATCTCAAATGTGGCTATCTCTTCGTCCTTGGCTTTCTTTACTCTCATCAACTCTACTGCTAGGAGTCATGAGAACTGCCCAACTATGGAGTCGAACTTCTCTTTACCAATGTATTTAGACATAAGACGAAAAGAGCAATCCCCAGCATAAACCCTATCAATGGTAATAACATTATCTCTATGCGTGTCACGGGTCATACTACCTGATACTTCTATTAAGGCTTCTAGCATATTGGATTCCCCTAACAGGCCTTTCAATTCATCAAAATGTTTCATAAGTCTCAATGTTTTAAGCAAAGTTATTCATTGTCTTTCATTGGTGAAGTTAACCAATACTAAAATCTCCTAATTTGTCAATGATTTGGAGTAATTAGTACGTTTCATGCAAACTTCCCCAAACTGTTTTAGGCTTGGATAGGTAAATTACCATAGTTTCACACGTTTATTTGTAGTTAACATGTAGAAGTGATAAGTATATCCATTTACCTAGTAGTTAGTGCCTTATTTAGGCTTTAAATTGAATATAGCAAAAAGACATACCCTTTGGAGATATGTCTTTTATGTTAATCAAGTGGATAATAGACGGAGCCCTGTATGTGATTGCCTAATATATCCCACAAATCCTCGTCACTGTATTCAGATAAGTCGGATTCTTTATCCATGGTTATCTTACATGCATGATGCAACATATAAAAATTATGCGGCCTTGTGATACCATGCCCCAGTAAAATGCGCCTAAACCTAACCATGTCCTCCATATTAGAGGGGTATGGGGCCTTGAATAAAACCCCCTTATTGGCTAGATCACACACTCTACCTAGCATAACTCCCCACAACAAATCATCTGAAACCCCATCAATAACTCGATTGTGTTTAACTGATTTACGTAGTATATAATCTTCAATAGACTCTATAATAGCCTCATCACAGTTGTACCCATTATAGGATAATAAATTAGATATTCTGGTTCTCATAAGACACGTAAATGGATATGGTTAGTAATATCTACGGTTTCTTTATTTTAAACTCTCCTGCACTCACAGCCGATTGTATAGCATCCCATATCTCAGCATTACTAGACCTAGCCAGAGAAGGGACATTAAGCCTAAGCAACAAATAATCATACAAGGCTCCTAAATCATACTCTTCCATGAAACCATGATTTCTAAGCATGCTACCTAATCTATTCCTAACAGAAAACTTAGGATACCCATTGGGACAATCAGTGTTATCATAGGAAGCATCTTGGATAGGTGTCTTAACTACTTCAGTAAGCCTATCTCTGACCGATTTATAGGCAGGAGTTTCAACACCTCCTACCCAAGGCTCTTTACCCAAATCATCTGAGAATTGTTGCCCCATACCCTTGGTAGGATTGCCTACACACATAGGATCAAAGGATTCTTCTGGTTTATTTGGGTACGTCTTCATAATATCAGTAAGAGCCCTTATACAAGCCATTCTGCTTGAGCACATATGATCTATCACCTCCCATACATCATCGGATATATCAGCAGTAATAGGTAACACCCCTTCACGGAATATATACTTACCCATCAACTCCATAACTAAGTTCTTGGGACAATCAGGATAACCCTTATCAGACACAATGCTGTAAATAAAATCAAGATCTTTTTCGGTCACATGAGAAAGAAGAGATTCTTCAGCCATAGTAGCCGGTATGGGGTATTCAGCAGGTTTAACACACTCTTCAGGAGTTGTTGGTTTGGTATACTGCTTTACTTTGGGTTCGATTAGTTTCCAAAGGTCTTCATCCTTCTCTGGTATAGGGATGTTCTTTGATTCTAGAACGCTCTGAGCGTATAAGGCTATATCAGTGTACTCATCATCAGTTAATCTGTATCCTTTACTATACAACAAACGAAGTGTATACCCAACTAAGTACAAGGCAATACCATGAGGTTTAGAGGACGGTTTAGATGGTTCCTTGGTTAATACTTCGCCCGTATAAACTAGCATAAGTAGTTTGGCTATAGCCAGCCCAACACATACCCAGGCAATCTTAAAACCACCCAGCAGTAATAATTTTACCAAATGCTCTATAGGACTTAGTATGTCGGTATGCCATCCATAAAGTACCTGAAATACTATAACGGAAATTATGCCTATCACACCTAAAGCGGATGCTAATACTAAAGCAGTCTTTACCCAAAACTTGAAAGTCTTCATCTTATTATTATTCTTTGTTAAATACGCTTTCGTTGAACTCCTTCAGTATGTCAGTCAAAGTAGGATGCTCAGTGATGGTAGAGAATACTTCACCGGTTTCCACATTGTAAGGAATAGCCAGGATAGATGCTTCTTTACCTTTCTCCCATGAAAATATGGCTACAAAATCGTTATCCATACCCAAATTAGAGAAATCGGCTGACAGGAATAACTTATCGGCTCCAGCCGAAACAGCCTCTTTAGCCTTACTAAACAATTGATGTAGTCGCATCGAGGCAAGGGCCATTATGGTACTCTTACCGTCTACCTCGTAATACATACTGTAAGGATAATGTCCCCAAACCTGATCATTCTCAATGAACTCAACTTTAATTAGGTCCTTTATAAACTCTTTTACTGTCTGCCTAAAATGTTTTGTTTTTATTTATGGCTAAATTAATACTATTCTTGATGTATTGGAGTTAACCACTTATAAATTGTTTTAACGTTTATAAAACCAAAAAGACCCTCTACTATAAGAGGGTCTTACCTGAATAACAATTCGATGTTTATACTACTTCGTCTAGTCTGGCTAACAAGTTCTCGATTCTGGCTATAATATCCACCTGATACTCTATCTTGCCCCTAAAATCTTCCAGAATATTACCAGGTACAAGCACTTTACCCGACTTAGAATCAGAGTCAGGTTCAATCTTACAGGAGTGACCACATAAAGTCTGAGTTATCCTAGATAACCTCCCAATCACACTGTCAAGTTCTTCATTCCTTCTACTCAAATCACATAAAACACCTGATAACTCAGACACCATTTTAGGGGGCCCAGCGCACATTGCACCATCCATAACTATTTTCGTTTTAAATAAGTGAATACTTTGAATAAGACAACAATGACTAATAAGCCTTTCAGCATATACAACCGGTCAAAGGTGTCAGACAAACGGAAAGGATTAAAATCCCACATTGCTAACGTGCAGCACAGGTACCAAACCACTAAGGCTTGAAATAACCACAAATACTTTTTGTAGGTTTTCATTAGGATAGTCGTGTAAAGTTTCTCATAAAAGAGTTATTATCCATACTCCGAATAGTATCATTAATAGCTATTACACCATTAGTACTAGGGCTATCAAGCATACACAAGTATATCTGATACGCATTCAATTCATCGAAGCACTTAGCGTTGGACTCGCTATTTACGTCGCAGAACAGTTCAGCAATTTGCTTGAAGCATTCTTTCTTCGTGATAATGTGATTGGTCAGCATTTCGATTGAATCGGCCAACTGATCGAATTTGGTTCTTCCTCCCATGATTAAACTTCTATAGGTTTTTCGGCAAACATTACGGATCCTAAATCTACTTCCCAGTCATCCATATCTAACTCGTCGTTGGCTTTGGCTAACTCTATGAGAGCAAGCAGGGACACTACCATAGTCTTGGTGTCTGGGTAGGAATTTAGGATTTCATTCTTCTGTTTCTCAGTGTACTTAGAAACTACTTGGTGGACAGACTCTAAGTCTTCGTTGTGGAATAGAATTAACTTGTCTTGTGGCATAAGTATTATTCGGTTAAAATTTATTGTCTATATCCCTAACTATGTAACAGTTATAATCATTATCAGAATCGAAGTTATGGCCTAAAGCCCTCTCACGCATACGGGATTTTTCCACCTCATTTTTAACAGGCCCTCTATAAAAAGTACTATACCCTGGGGTTCCGTTAGGACTGATATAAAAGCAGTATCCTCTAGAACCTTTCCTATGTAAGGCAGGCAAAGTGATATGCATAAAACCCCACTTCTTGGTTCTTATAACGACTACCCAATACATAGCATTGCTCCCAAACACAGTTACAGGACCTATACTAATATGACCACCCATAAAATTCTCCCACCAATTAAAGGAGGAATATTTAGCCTTAGGCCCTACAATCCAAAATAGTCTCATAATCTCCAAAGTTTTTATTCGGTTAAAATAGTCAATCTAAGCATCATTTTAGCCTCTATAAGCGGGTCCCTTTCTAATCTAGTCCTACGATAATTCATTCGCATTATCTTATCTAAATTGGGTATGTGTGACACATATAGAGTATCTTCAACTAAGCCTAGTAATCTGTATTTATGCTTTCCTACTCTCACCACTGGTTTATAAGGAACGTAGGCAGCAACTAAGGCTAAATAGGTTTCCTTACATTCGGGTAGTAAAATATCTTTCGGCATATCAGTATGATTGAATACAAATGTAAACACAATTAATTTAAGGCAGTATTAACTAAAGTTGTTTAACGTTAAAAAGCCTTAGAATATTCTAAGGCTTTTTGGTATAACTAAAGTTTGCTTGCATCCATTCCGGAGTCCATGGCTACCTTCATAAAGGCTATTTTGTAGTTGGGCCACTTACCTACAAAAAGTTTTACTAGATCGTATTCAAACTCTTTATAGCTAGAAATAGCGGTTTCTAGCCTACCGGAAAGGATTGTTTCTTGCTCTTTGTCGAACTCATTCATGGCTATGATTTAAAATTTATTCTTCGTAACTATTACACTGCATGATTGGTGTTAGTACTCCAAGATCAGCACTGGTTTCAAATACTAAGTTCTTAGTATCACAGTCAGAAAAGTTGTTACACGAAGCACAAATAGACTGTGTATTCTGTGCTTTTACCATTGAAGCCGAGGCGGGGATTATCTGTATCTCCATGATTGTATAGGATTAGTCTTTGCAAGGTACTGGTTCAGCGGACAGGTCTAACGCCAAGGCCTCAGCAATGTCACTTAAATCCTCTAAGCTTTCAGCAGCGGATGGAGCCGGTTGTAAGGCCCTAACCAATTCTTTCAATGAAAACAGGTCAGAGAACATCGTAGCAGATTCCTCTAATGTAAAGGCTCCGGCTTTGGCTGCCTTATCCCCTAAGGCTTTTACACGTTCAATCATTGCGCTGTAACGCTCAATAGTTGACGTAAAGTCTGGTTCTTTTTGTTTATCCATGAGTAATAAATTAGTTTATACAAATCTAATGATAAGTAAGTTACCCACCAAAAATCTTAACTTTATTTAGTAATACTATATGTTTATAATAACTATATCAACATATAACTAAAAAGATACCGACTTGGTGGCTATCAAATTACCCCCCCTACGTAAGTTTATGGTTACTCCTGTAGGAGTATCAAACGTAGGGACATTAGGATTTGAAGCCATAAATACGTAGTCTAATGTCCCTACGGAGAAAGTTTGATTCCCATAAGTCACATACGTAGTCCCTCCTGTAGGAAACTGATCCCCTGGTTTAATATAGGTATAAGTATAAACTACTTCTACATCGTAAGATCTAGTGCCATCTATGGTTGTGACATTAATAGTAGCATTTCGAGATAGACTATTATAAGTTAAGGAGTTGATTGTTACGTTAATAGGTGCAGGATGTATAACTATAGTTGTACTTGGTAGCGGGTGGTGTGAGCCTAAAATCCCCCTAAAAGAGGCATTAATGATATAAGTACCAACTCCAAATACCTTAGTATACATCCCATTTGGGGTAGACTGTATTACATCATCGATAGTTATATTCACAACCTGATCAGGGACAAATGAATAGTCTATCTGATAGTTGATGCTACTAGTACCCTCATCTAAGGTTAAATCTATACCATATGGGTAGTCTACTATTGCAGGTATGTAGTCTGGAGAATACCCCAAACAAGCCCCGGCGGAATATGGGGGAGCGGTTACGGGGCGATTAGGGGAATATCCATTTATTTGAGCATTTGAGAATATAGTAGCATAGTCATTACCACGACTCCTTAGAGTTGTTCTTAGCCTTTCTATAGGTAGTCTAGGGTTCCATAGGGATGGGGTATAATACATGGTAACGCCTCCCTCAAAGTTTCCTAGTGTGGGATGCGTAATATTAAGATTCAACGTAACTGTGCTTCTACCGCTTAAATCTTCAACATAGGTATTATACCGTGTACCAGCATCATCCTCAGCCGTACTAGTTGAGTGTATATGTCTAGCCATACGTATAGGAATAGATGCAGCACTAGTCTCTGGTATACTAGTTAATACGGGAGACACCATAATCCAATCATGGAAATACTCACTAGATGATCTAGCAGTATTGGCAACTAAAGTACCATCTATATATAAATCAAAATTAGAGGGTGTTAAAATAAAATCCTCTCCTCCAAAATAAATACGCTTAAAAGATGATTTGGCTGTAATTGTTTTCATATAAACTTAAGTTAAGGGTTCATAAGCCACTACGTTATCTCTTACTTCCATCTTACCTGATTGAGATAATCTAAATTCAAGAACGTTTGAGGTGTTGTAAAATTCAAGAGAATTACCTATACCTAATTGAGCAGTCCATTGAGTCACTCCGGTAGCGTCTGATATTTTAACTGTTCTTGATTTTAAATTATTAGCCATCCAATCTATAGTTAATTTATTTGAATTATATTGTGAGAATAATTCAATCCAAGATGTGCCAACTGCTGAACTTCTTATAAATGCTTTATTGCTAGAATTTATTCTAAGTTGACTAATTGTCCCTCCACCATCAAGCATGGATAATACGCTACTATATTCGTAGTCTGGTACATGCACTCTATTGATATTATCAGTAAACCAAGGTATGTTTACAGGGTTTGAATCAACATTATTATATATACCACTTCGTCTTAGTGCTAAATTAGCTGAGTGTAATCCGTCCACTGTATCAGCATTGGCTACTGATTGACTACCTATATTCCCAGAATGTATAATATCATTTACGCCTATCTTGGGTGTGCCCGTAAAAACAGGATTATTTATAGGCGATTTAGTACCAATTAAATTTGTTATGGTAGTGGCGAAATTAGGGTCGTTTCCCAGGGCTGTGGCGAGTTCGTTTAGAGCATTTAGATTCTCTGGGGCAGCACCTATAACATTTTGTGTTACCCATGATTGAGTAGCATATCCATCAAGACTAGGAATGCTAGTTTTAAGGGCAAATAAGTTATTAGATTCGGGCTTAGTATAGTAGTTAGTCAAGTCTACTTCATTAGCATAAGAAGGATCAATTTCAAGAATCCCATTATTTATGCGAATACCCTTGGTAAATACATTGGATACTCTTACCCCACCTACCTTATCTATGGTAGCATAAGGCATAGAATCCCATATAGATACTACTTGACCATTGGCGGCAAATGCTGTAATATTACCCGTAACTAGTAAGTTCCCTTCTATAGTTTGGGAGGCTTTACCTTTAGCATAAATGACTCTATCATTGTTATTGGTCCACTTGTTGGTTACTGAATCCCAGGCTAAAATATCATCGGCATGTATGGCCCCTAACGAGACATCTAGTAACTTGGATAGTTCGCTTACCCCTTGGCCCCCGCCTCCATTAAGGGCTACCTGGGAGTTTATCCATCGGGTACCGTCGAATGATAATATCTCGCCTCGTTTAGGATTTCTAATACCGGCATCCAAGGCCGACGATAGGTAGAATGAATCTTGTATACTCTTAGCCAGTAAGGCTAGTTCGTTATCTGAGGTAAACCTACGCTCTGAAGTAGTCGAAATAGAAGCCGATGGATGGGCATTTAAGGCCTCTCTACCGCTTAAGTCATTATGAGACCACTCTGGTAAGTAGGCGGCCTGTACGTGTGGTGGAGGAGCTAAAAACAGGGTTACTTTTATCATGCTGTTTGGGGTAGAATACTATCAGTAAAGATACTTAAAACTAGACTCATATACAAACAAAAAACCTAGGAGTGATCCTAGGTTTTTCCTACCGTGTTATAACTGGACGAGCAGCCGTGTATCGCACCCATTCTGTAATCGTTATCGCAAGGTAGGGAATATGTATGGCCAGGACTAATGAATATTACGTCTCTGTAATTAACTTAATACTAACTAGTTACTAAATACTTACGTGCGTGGGTTTTCTATGAATATTTTTGCCTTATCCAAATCCCTTATTAGATACTCCTTTTCTTTAAATCCTAAGCGTTTTACTGGTTCAGGGACTACCTTTAACCTTCGTAGTTCCATTAATCTAGTCCTACTTACTTTTAGGTAGTGACAGGCTCCCATAGTCCCTACTGAAGGTGGTTGAATAACCATGTCCGACACGGTAGCCGTCAACGAGGATAACTCTTCTGGGGATAGGTGATTGCACTTACCTTCGTCGATCATCTTAATGCCTAGGACTAGAAGACTTCTTAAAAACTCCATAGTAGTAAAGTATAGTTGAGGTTACCAAAGATAGGATTGATAAGGCTAGTATCAATCTACAGTACCATAATTCGGATGATATAAGGCCTATATTTACATCATACCATTCTACTGATATAATCACCATCAAACCTATTAATAAGGATTTATGCCACCAGCAAAATCGCATAGAGAAGGATAATAGTAGCAGTACTGCATCTAGTATCAGAGAATGACCAACTAGAGGATACAGCCTATCGTATATAGGATATCCTGACAGGGTACAAATTATCCCAATAAGTATTGATAGCATCAGCACTATTGGGATAATTTTAATTGTTATTAGAGTCGCCCTCATGGCTAGGGATGAAGACCTCCCCCGGTCCTAATCTTCTTGATCTTCTTGGCAAATAATACTGATCTACCTGGTCTGCTCATAATCGTAATGATTTTGGTTAACAATTAATTTGAACCGTAAATTTACATATAATACCAAGTGAAACCTAGTTATTTAGTACTATTTAAACAAAAAGCCCTAGGATAATTCCTAGGGCCCTCAGCATAGTAATGGCAAATACTAGCAGAACTCTACTAAGATATACCCAGAACCTTGAGTAGAAGTACCCACAGATAGGAAGCCCTTAAACTGAGTGTCAGCAGATAGCACATCAAATACTACATCACCATAGATACCTGCCTTTTGGATATTAAGACCGCTATCAGCAAGCAAACGATCGTTGTCTGCATCAGTACCCAAGTGTAGGGTGGCTGCGATGTCGTTAAAAGGAGTTATGATTTTAACAGTAGCCTCTTTAACATACTCACCAGCAGCAATAATATCACCTAACACAAAGCTGGCCCCTGACTGATAGTTGAAGGCCACTTTACGGCACTTATCACCGGCATTGTGATCGGCAACTTCAGCAATCTTAGTCTCCAAAGATTGAAGAGCCCCTTTTACTGTAGAGGCATCTGGGATGATCTCACCTGCAAAAGCACCTAGGCTTGTTTCATTAGCAGCAACGCCCGACAGAGTAACCAGGTTGGCAATGTCACCTGCATGGTCAGCGAGGACATTATCCACTGAATCTAAAACAGCCTGTACCTGAGTACCGCTAATCTCAGAGAAGTTGGTGTCAACTACCGTGATGTCAGCAGAGGCGTTGGATAGTCCAGCCACAGCCGTAGCAATCGCAGCCTTAACGGTTGGAGCGTCTGGAACATTACCAGCAATAGCATCGATGTTGGTAGTAACCTTGCTAGCATCTAACTTATTGCCTACGGCAACTACTAGAGCGTCATATAAGTCTTCGTGAGCCTCGGCCCAAGTAGCAATCTCGCCAAGAGTGTCTAGGGTCGAAGGAGCAGCATTGATCAGGGCAGCAACCTGAGCAGCAATAGCAGCCTTAACAGTAGGAGCATCGGCAATGTAGCCAGCAGTAGCCTCGATGTCTGTAACTACCTTGTTAGCGTCTAACTTGAGGTTGAGTTGTCCTAGGTTAACGGCATCGCCATCGTTGGCCCCGTTAGCAACTCTAAAAGTCGCTCTGGTCACCCCATCTTCTAGCAATACTTCAAAGTACCCACTAGCTGCAACTCCGTCAATAATTAAACCATTCTTCCCGAACTCTACACGAGAATTGATACCGTTTAAGCCATAAATTTTCTGTTCCATGATGAAAAAATTAAATTGTTTTTATTGTGTACACAAACTGTAGAACATCCTCCACTGGTGGTGTTATTTCTACGGCTATTCCTTGATTATCCTTAATGGCATTAAAATCAATGTGTTTAAGGATAGTATTAGTTACTCGATTAGTATGTTCTGGCATCATGGTTGCATTAAATATGGTTAAGGCTCCACTCTCTAAATAATCCCCTGATTTAATCTTATACCTCACCTCCAACACGTCAACATCCGTTTCAGGTATGAGCCTAACAGTGGTCTTGCCATCGATGGTTACTGTGCGTTTTGTATCTGAGGGTGTAGGAGTACAAGCATCGTTATCATCAACAGTTTGTGTATTGGATATAACGGGGGAGAAGTTGATAGTTACACCCTCAGTAGACCCACATGGCCCTGTATTTTTAAGGTGAACCACACCATCCAAGCCTACTATAAACTGAGCAGGATCGAACTCATAATGCCTGATAAAATCAGGGTTAAGTTTGACTTTACCATCTACTAGCACGAAGTCAGCAGGATGCAAACTATCCGTAAAAACAAAGGAGGCAGCCATAGGCTTCTTGATGAGAAGCGTAGCATTGTCTTTGTTGGTTAGCATTATGTAGAACTCCCCTGCCTCTAGTGGATCAATATCAAATGAAGGTACTACCCAATTTGCCATGATTATCTTTGTTTAGCGGTTAATACTGGTTTGCCTGCCTTGAAGTCAAGTTCAATGTAGCAGTTATTATCTATGGCGTTTTGGGTTATTACTAATTCACTGTCTATCAAAGCAACCTTATCCAATAACTCTTGTTCTTCTTGAGTTATAACATTCTTTATTGAAATAACTCCATCGACAATTGCAAAATCATTTAAGTTTAAATTGCCTCTTGTTATATGGTGAACAGTATTTTCGGGTAAATCTCCTACTTTTTGTGACTCTACATGTCCGTCAGCAGCAGTTTTAATCTCCCACACGCCACCTAATTCATCTTCTGTATAAAGACTACTTATAGGTTCATCGGAGGATGTACCTGATACAGTTTCTGTGTACTCCACATCAATCGTAATAGGTCTGTCTCCTCCATGTGACATTGCTACATAGACATCATTGGAGGTGCTACAAGTACCCATTGCAACTAGAATAGTTCCAGGCGTAACGTCATACGTAAATGTTGGAGTTGTAACTTGAACAACGGTTGGATATTCAACATCTATACTATGAGTCGCTTCCGACTGTGTGATTTTAGATAAATTATAACCACCTGATCCGTTAGATGTCGCCACAGCAAAATACACATGTGCTGTATGAGAAGGGTGCACAAAATGTGACTTCGGCCTTGTTAATGTCCAAGTAGAATCAATTTTAGCTTTCCCTGCTGACGCAAACTCCATAACGTGATAATTCAACCCGTTAATTTTAATGAGTTTTATAGCCGCGTCCCCGTAAACCCGTTTATTAATAGAGATTTGAGTTGGGTTTGTACCTAATGCAACACCTTGTATTTTGTCAGTGTCTGTAGTAGGAGGAAAGCCCCAAGTATATTGACCGTATCTAACAGAGCTAAATAAATATGAGTCTCCTAATCTAACTACAGGCTTAAGCATTGGCGCAACATCTGTAACCTTTGGAGTAAAACTTAATCCTTGGACATGCATCTTCATTGCATTTGCTACAGCATGGGGAACTACCAATACACCAAAGTTTATGGCTCTTTGAGGAACTACAAAATCTGCTGTTATAGTTCTAGGATTAAAGTCGCTCATATCCATTTGAATAAAATGAGCGTTTGCATTATCGAATGTCCACTGCGCATCGGTAGGAACAGGAATGAAATTGTCTGGAATTGACCCTACAATACCCTTTGGTATTTCGTTAGCAATACCATTCCATGTGATAGGAATTATGTCAAGCGCAGAAAATACGTCCTTAAGAGTCAAGTTTACAGTTAGTATTAGATTGTCACCTTTAAACACTTCTGTTAACTCTGCATTTAACATTAAAGATATATAGGCATAAGATGGGGTGCTATCATCTTTTGCAGTTATATTAAGCCCTGTAGGGTTCAGTTCAAAATATGCTTCTTTGTCTGCTGTTCCAATCTCGCAAAATCCCTGTCTGTTAAATACACCAGTAACACCAGTTCTAGGAATTACTCCGTTTAACTCTAATGAATATCCTGCTAAGGGCTGTCCTGCTGTTAATTCAAAAATCTCAAACGGCAGTACAAGATTATATTGATTTCTTACTTCTTGTAGTGCTTCTCCTGTTTTATAATCTTGACTGACAAATTGCATCATTAAGCAAGTTCCCCCATCCACATCATCAGATACTTTTAAGTCATAATCTTGTCCAAATGAATGTTTAATGTAAAACTCAACATTCTTAATAATAAAATCTACTTCAAAGACTGAGAAGAAATCGAGATAATACAACTTTTCATTAGCAAGATAAGACCTTGTTCTGCTTATAGTTTCTCCGTATGAGCCTAACAACGTTGCTTTTGTAGTAACGTCTCTCAATCCAATTTCTATAAATCCATCCCTCGGTGCAAAGCTTGCAAAGGCCATCCTACCGTAACAGATAAGTGGCGCTTTTGGGAAGCCTGTATATAACCCAGCAGGTCTTTTAATTTGTATCTCATCGCCAGTTAGTGCTAGGGCTTTACCTTCGTACACCTCTTTTGTAAAATCTTTTACATCCGCGTGATAAGCTGTACCATCAAAATCTTTTAGATAGGTTATAGCCCTACCCCTCAAAAACAATCCCTCTGGCTTACTAAAGTCAAATACATTATCAACCGATATTTCAGCAATTTGTTCTGCGTCGTTAAATGTAAATCTAACAGGATAGGCAACTTCAATCCTATTAATTAGTTTTTCTTGCTCATCTTTATTAGCAATCCCAATTTGTGTAGTTATTTCCACAGTAGTGGCATCACCCGCTGCTTGGTCTACTAGGCCTTTTAGAACTTTAATGTTTCGTATCTTGGGCAGCTTATCATTAATGCCTGCAACTGAAATATAAGGTACTACAGAAACTTTATTTAATTCTCCAGGTTGTCGAGTTACATCTGAATCTACAAAAGAAATTTCTGTTATGTTTGGAAAAGTTTCAAGGTTTCCACCAACAGAAAGAGTAGGATTTGCGACAGATGCCTTTAGTTGTACGCTTACTCTAATATTACCAATAGGTACTGGTGTAGGACTTACGAAGTAAACAGTTGTAGTTCCAAATAACTTAGAATAAGTTGCTTCTACGTTAACGTTATTTACAACTATATGATTTATTCTATTTGATAAAACCATAGGCATTCTTATCACTATATATGCAGGAGGGGCTAAAACAACATTGAAAAATAATTCTTGTTCAATTCCTCCTGTTGCCATTATCCAACTATCATTAGTTGGTTCTACATTAGACCCGGAATGCCCTATTGAATAATACTCCCTTATGAAGCCATCATTTTTAAGTTGGTCGTAAGTATGTAGCTCGTCTTTAAACTCGTTTTGAATCTCACTGAATAAATGTAGTCTATCCTTTAGTTGAGCTTGTATTTCTGGAATAGTATTAAGCTGACCAGTTAAGTTAGATTTAACTAAGTCCATTAAATCTTTAATACTATTTGGTAATAGTCCATTATAAATAGTAATCCAATTAGTATCTGTTTTCTTAACCATTAAATAAACCTCTGATGGGTCAATTACGTATGCATCAGTTTTACCATTCAATGTAGTTCCTGCTGGAACTGTAAGAGTTAAGAGATTTGTTTTATCAGAATTTCTAAGTGTAAATACAGCGCCCTCTTTGTCACTTGTAGGAACAGCTATACTCATAAGAGCATCATCTAAACCTGTAATATTTACATAGTAAGCCTTAAACGGGCCCCCAGTAAACGCAGGAGCTTTTTTGCCTCTATAACTAAACGTAGGTAATTGGCTGGCACTAATATCAGTTTTAAGTCTTTCTATTTCTGTTTTAGTATCCTCAAGGACTTTTGAATCAGTTACCTTCTCAGCTAATTTAACTAAATCAACATCAGCCAAATCTTGTTGTAGGAGCCCTGCTCGTACTCCTTGCTTTAAGAAATCGCTGTCGTCTATAGAGGCCCCATCAGCCCAATATTGCAAATCAGCCCATCGGGTTACCCCGTCACCCACTTTAAACTTACGGGTATCAGTCTCTAGCCCCACTACTCTATCGCCTAGGATGGGGTTTATCGAAGTCCAATCAGCGAGCGTATCGCCTTTCAGTTTTATAGTATCTGCCATTGATAGAAAAATTATACATTATTACTGCGTTTCTAAAATGGTAGATATAATTTGTTTGGGGGGTTTGGGTGGGGTAGGGTAGTTATTTACGCGCTACCTCCATCGAATACTCTAGTATCCACAGAAGAGGCATCGCCTCCATCTATTATATTAGATAAAGCGTCTACTGTGTTATGGCTGTTTGATGTGACGTACCAAGTTGCCATACCTTTACAGGCAGTGAAAGTTACGCTCTGTCCAGCTATAACATCGTAGGTAGTTCGGCCATTAACTTTCTGAATAGCATTAAATGTCGTTACTCTTATCAAATCTGTGGCTACCGTGGAATCGTTAGATATGACTATTCTGGTACTATCTTTTACTAAGGCTATGTCAGGTAGGGGCTGGGTTATAACAGCAGCTTCCAATGGAGATACATACCGTAAAATCACATTAGAAACATATCTGGGGATAGCATAGGCGCGGGTTATATCATACCCTGCACAATTCTCTTCGTGCAACTCTCCCATGTTGACCTCAGTAACTACTTCGGGTCTACTTATGATGGTGTACTCTCTTGACTTGAAGTAGGGAATAAAGGTACCATTAATGACTTTACCTTTAACCTTGGCTCCTTTTAGTGTGAAAGTACCTGTCTGACCAAGTTGATAAATAGCATGGTTCTTGAGTATAATCTCAACTGTATTACCGATATCCTGAGTTCTAAAAGTAAACTTCTCGGAGTCGGTCACCATTCTACCATTTATATCTTTGGATTCTATAATGAAATCCCCGGCCTCGGCCGGCATAAGGAAAAGACCTGTTCGTATTACAGATTCAGGGACGGTAAAAGGAAAAGTGTACGGATTGCTAGGCTGAGTATCTGAAAACTCCATTTGCCTATCATGTACTTCCTCTGGCGTTAAATTATACGATTTAAGTGAGGTAGTACCGTCAGACTTATAAACTACTCCTACCAAGATAGCTCTAGTATCATCGGTGGTATTAATGAAAGAGAGGGTGTTATTAGCCCCTGAAATATCAATGTTGCCTACTGATACCGTTCCCGGTGCTGTAGACAATTTAGGGGTGTATATGGGCCTATCAAAGGAGACTAGAGTAGGGGTAATGGTAACACCTAGTACAGTCATCCAATCATCGGCGGTACCTGATCCAGTTATATGATAAATCTCCCAAGCCTGAGTGATTGAATCAAAGTAGTAAAACTCTTTTTCTAGTAATGAAAGGCAGAACTTACCTTCTCTTCTATCAGCCGATATAGTTTGAATATCAATCAAAGATGATCTAACTTCAAAACCTCCTTTACCAAACTTTGCAGCATGGGTGGGGAAGGTGTTGGCATCATCCAATCCTGGGGTGATTAAGTCAGTTACCGGAGTTCCATGAGGTATAATTGCCATGTCTTTAATTTTCGTGCTTAAAGTTAACACTATTTACAATAAATAGCAATCTGTTACATCAAGTTATTTAATTAGGCCTTCTAGCCTCAACAATCTGGCTTCTAGTTTCTCAACTTTATCATTCAACTCCTCGATTGCCTTAAATAAATACGGGGTAAAATTTGTATCTATTTGCAATATTGGTGTGCCTTCTTTATCAACTACTCGTCTTGTGTACTTTTCGACTTCGCCCGTTTCGGGGTTAGCGTCTTCAAAATACTCGTCTTTGTACGTCCATCCAAAATCTACGCCCTCAGCCTCGTTTCTAGGCACTCTTTCCGAAACATGGCCCTCGAATCCATGCTGCTTGAGTAATTGAGCCATAAAGCCTGTTCGTTGACCTTTGGCATAAGCATCTTGATTTTTAAATGTAAAGTGTCTCACGCACTTAGCCAGTTTCAGAGCCTTCTGTAGTCCATTTGTAACCTCGCGTGTATTTTCTTTCAGGTGCCCGTCTGATGCGTTGGTTAATGCCCCATAGTAATTTATGTTTCGAACATTTAGGTCTCTATACTGCCCGTCAATGCCATTGTCTATAGATACCGCACCAGCAGACGATCTTTTTATTCTCGCGTCTACTAAAGCATCATTGTTGTATGGGGAAAATCTAAACCCTCCAGCACCGTATAGCAGACAATTAGTCGTGTTTATTGTGTTGAATATACTATAGCTTGATGTTGCTGTGAAATTGCCATTGTTGTCGATGAAATAAACTGGGGTTGATGACGACCTGTTGTAAACGGCTACTCTCATAGTACCCTCGGTAATACTGATCGCTTTGTTATATACCCCCCAAGCACCAGTATCAATACCAGAATAGTTTTGTGCATAGATATCAACCACCGCCACGCTTGTTGAGTTGATATATGATGAAATAATACGCTCCTCGCCCATTATAGTCAACTTAGCCCCGACCATTGCGCTGGTAAATTGTGCGCTTGTACTAGTTACAGTAGTCCCCATTGTGCTTACAGCCCCGTTTGGAGTAAACCATTTAGCCGAATGATACAATATAGTGCCGTTTTCGTTTGGGGCAAATTGAGCCTTGTTTGCCACCTGATTAACCGTAGTCAACGTGGTGTTTCCGGTTAGTAACGCACCTATGAATTTTTCCTCTCCGGTAATGTAAAACTCATCCACCCCCTTCTTGGGTTCTAACCTACTTAAATCTTGGTCTCCTGTATTTATGCCGCTAAGGTTATCTAACTTTGTCCTATCCTGGCTACTCAAGTGAATAGCATTATTGGCTATATGGGCTAGGATATTCTGACCGTTGGTAGTTACCCAAGTCATAGCACTAATCGAGCCACTCTTCGAGGTAGTAACCAAAGTTAGTGAAGCATCAGCAAACTTGTAAGGACTCCTGATATCGATGTAAGGTTGCCCACCTATAGTAACCGGTGCTTGGCCCCATATACCCGCTAAGCCTCCTTTAATCCCTACAGTGTTGATATAGGAAGCTACGGTTGCCGGAACGATTATATGGGCGTATAAAGGGGTGGGGGATTGGCTATTTGTTACCGGCCACTCCCTGGCAGCCAAGGTATTTGCTGGATCGTGTGTAAGGGTTCCAATATTAGCATCTGAAATAGTCTCAGCAGCATTGAATCCAAAGTAGGCACTATGAGGGGCAAATATGGGATCAGCCTGGCAAACTTCGTTTAGCCACTTGTTCATACAGGCAGTAAATTCTGCTTCGGTTCCTTTGTACCCCCCTTCTACCGCATACTCATAACAACTTTTTCCATCAAAACCTTTGAAGGCTACTGTGTCGAATAGGTAGACGTTTATTTCAGCAGGTATATTTGGATAAACCCTAACCGGTTGTGGTCCTTCTAAGGACACTATCATGTCTGCTGGGCTGTGTACTTCTACTATAGGCATGCTAAGCAGTGATTAAAATGAATGGGGATACACCGTCTTCGTAGTAAACCCCTCCCGGAGCATTGACATCGTTTGCCTGGTATTTAAGCCTAAGGAAGAAGGTTTCTTCTGGGGCCGTCATGGTTATCTCTTTTGGGACGGATAGGAATACTTTGTATCCTGAGTATCCGGTTAGGTATTCTTGATGGTATCCTACTTTTGGGGTCTTAGAAGCCTTGAAAAGAGTTATACCACTATCAAAGGTATCTACCACTATCTCTAGCATAGTTACGTCAGTATATGGGTGGTTTAACTGTATTACCCCTGTTATTGGGTTTCCTATTTGAAAAGGTATAGGGGCAGTAGCCATAGTTGCTCAGTTTTTGTTTCAGGATAAAGTTACTCAATTTACTTGTTTTTCACAAATACTTGAGTATATGATATGAAAAATCTACCTAATCAAATTAATGGTTAGATAGTACATGATAAAAGTAACAAGGTAGTTAGCCAACTACTCCTGTATGTCTTATCTACCCTTAGCCCTTTTATACAATTTCAGTAACGCAGCAGAAGAAGGAGTCTTGTCTTTAGCCAAACTAGCCAGCATGGGTGTAGCAGTAATATCAACCATTTGCCCACAAATATCAACCAAAGTAGGTTTAGTATTTTTGTAGGTCTTAGTCCATACTATGTGACCGTTTAAACATCCTTTAACTGAATTAGCCTTAAACTCAACACCTCCTACAGTCAACTTAATGTTAACTTGCTCATTACCAATAGTATTTAGTTTTTCCCCATACGTATTATTATATGGTGAGGAAAACATTTTACTTAAATTAAATGAGTGTGTATTAGATGATGATTCTATGACTGCGTCTTTTCTACTGTTTACAAATACTTTTTTGGGGTTAGCAAAAGCTACTGACGTAATGTCAGGGTTATGCTTGTTAACATCTAGCGGTACGTAGTTACCGTATTCATCCACGTTGTTGTTATACCACTGTTGAGCAAATGGGCCGGAGTATAAGACATTAAAATTTCGATGCTTTTTTATGAGCTCTAATTCTACCATCTTCTCCACCTTGTTGAATGCTGTCTTAGGTGTGCACCATAAAAGTAATGAAATTGTTTTGTATGATAGACCTGATTCGTTTCGAGTGTGCTCTTGCCCACACTTGGTATTGATAGAAGATTTTGCTTTTCTAAAACTTGTTGAAGTCTTAGATAGTCTCTTCCTGTTGGCTTTAATTCTGTCGGTGGCCAGCTTCTCTCTCAATGAATTACGTCTTTCCAATACAATAGCATAAATCTTTATTTCCACGTCTCTAACCGAGTCGGTGGGTTCTAGTATTATGCGACTAGTTACTGCAAATGATTTTTCCTCGTTATGAAGTTTGGTGAATACTACTTGTTTTCCGTTATCTGACATGGTGGCCCAGCCCATCTTAATGCAAGTCTCCACACATTTATTAGCCAATGGCCAAGAAATATGCATCAGTTTTGCTATACGATTTATGCTGAACTTGTTTACTGCGGAGGATACGAACATATTCTTAAAGCACAAAGCCAAGGCTAGGGCTCTTAGTTTCCTTCTGGAACCTAGAACCTTATCGATGATTTCGTATTTGATTAAGAACTTTTTATTCATGTGCCCCCTAAGTACATTTATATAATTCTGCAAATATACTTAAACTTTAATTATATACTACTATTGTTTATATCATTTATTCAACTTATATTTGTAGGACAATTCTCAGACATGTTCCCCCGAATTACTGAAAATTACTAAACCCCGATGTATCGTTACATCGGGGTTTTCTTTTTAAATATTGTTAATTTATTTGGTTTTACTGTTTACTTGAAGTATGTTTGCAGGACCGAGTACTAGCGGTATAAACGTATTGGGTTACCAAGTTTTTACTGGTGAACCTTGAAGGTCGATAGGATGGTCTAGTACCCATTCTTTCGACCTTTTAAATTTTATTCACTCTTCATTCAAACAACATGACTGAATTTTTAGCAAACACAAAAGAGACCATGTCCAGCATGGACATCGCAGAGTTAACAGGTAAGCAGCATTCACACGTGTTACGGGACATCAAAGTACTATTAGATCAAGGTGTAGCCGAATCCAATTTTGGACTGGGTTCATACTCAGACGCTAACGGGCAGTCTAGGACTATGTATAATCTTACTAAGAAGGGTTGTTTAATCCTTGCTTCTGGATACGATGCAGTCCTCCGAGAAAAGATTATTGACCGTTGGGAAGTGTTGGAGACTAAGGAGACTGCTGCCCTTCCTAGCACCTATTTGGATGCCCTTAAATCGCTTGTTATTGCCGAAGAGCAGAAAGCCTTACTATCACTTGAACTAGAGCAGCAGCGGCCTAAGATTGAATTTTATGATACGGTGACCGGTTCTTCTGATACCATCGACATGGCTAGTGTAGCCAAGGTACTGGATATGGGGATAGGCCGTAACAATCTATTTGAACTGTTACGTAAAGAAAATATCCTTAGACGTAACAATGAGCCTTACCAGACTTATGTTGATAGAGGGTTTTTCCGTCAGATAGAAAGTAAGTTTACAATGGCCGATGGCAGCATACGAATCAGCATAAAAACTGTAGTGTATCAGAAGGGTGTGAGTATGATTAGGGAATTACTCACTAAGAAAGGTTTCAAACCCGCTAAATAATTTTCACTTGGCTATTGTTTATTTGGTTACTTTGCCTATCTTTGTGGTATAAATAATTTCAAGCAGTATTAATGGCAAGAATAGGTGTAGAAATCAGTGATAGACTCAAAGATGCTTTTGCTGAAAAATGCGAAAGGTTGGGAGTATCCATGTCTGAGGCCATTACAGACTTTGTTTGTAAAGTTACCGGCCTAGAAGCAGATGAAAAGAAAAAGGTTGGTAGAAAGCCTTTAAACAATGGACAAGTACCGAAGGTTTAAAGTAGAAGGAAAAGAAAACATCGATGCCATAGCGGACATCTTGGAAGGGCAGTCAGGAGATGGCCCCGTACAACCGCTAATGGATTTAGTAAACGAGTTTAGGATGCGTCCTACTCCGGCAACTAAACTTCTAATCGATCAATGGCTGACCCAGATTGCTACCTACATAGAGCACTACCGTGCACACATGGATGAGCGGTTGAAGATTAAATAAATCTTTGACCGCTTGTTTTATATGCTAAAATTTGTTAACTTGCAACAAATAAACATTTAGCAGACATGGGCAAAATTGATGTAACATCAGGCACTACCGCTGGACTTGGTTCAGGGATTATTGCTATACGTCCCTCCGGGATGGCTCCACAACCAGCCGCAGTAACTGTTACACCTAATGCAGGTGCTACGGATGCTGACTACGTTATTTCTAGTGAAAGTTGGCAGTATGCAGTATCCCACATAGCTAATGGTGGTGAGACAGTTGCAACTAAGCCAGCCGCAGTAACCGTTCCTACCAGACGCAAGAAAGTAGTTATTGACTTTACCGACGTACCGGCTGGAACTACTGTCAGAATTTATCGCAAGAAAGCTGCTGACCCTATTTTCACCGAGTTCACCGATAGCGCCTCATTGACCAGCTTCACCGACGATGGTTCTCAGACCTGGACTAAAACACTAGAGCAGCCTAAAGAAATTGGCGCTGTTGCTAGGGATTATGCCGCTCTGAAAAAAGGTGATAATTTCAGTATTGAGAAAAGACTACTTGCTGACGGTAACTGGCAATTGGCCTATCGTATCAACGAGACTGAAAATAGAGCAGTAGGATTTATCACTCTGACGGAGGTGGCTAACCAGGCTACTTGGGTAAATACATCCGCCGGGGCTGACATCGCTATTGCAGCCATCTTAGCCTATTAATATGGTAGGGATACGTACACTCCTTACCCGATATATGTCCGGGGAGACTCTATCCAACGAGGATATGCAGTCTCTTCAAGGCAGTGGTACGTTAACCCCATTCGAGCATAAGGTAAGAGAGCACAGCATGAATAGGCAGCCTGATACTAAGGCTGCCTCATCTGTGTCTAAGCGAAAAAAAGATATAGCCAAGCAGTTAGAAAACGAGGTGAAAACCTTTGATTGGAAACCGTCCAGCATACTCCATCACGACAAGTTATTCGTGCAGTGGATAAACAGCATGCTGTATGGTTCGTTCAAAGATGCCTATACCTACAAGTTATACGATCTTTACAAGTTACAGGCTGAGAACTGGCTCCTAGATAAAACCACCATAGCCGACTTCGGTTCCCTTGAAGAGCGTACCGCATGGGTGCTTGAAGAATGGGACAAGTGCCGAGATAACACCCTTTATGCATGCTGTAAGTACGGTTACCTACATGAAGGTTCAGATGAGTCAGGCCGTCGTAAGGTACGCCCATACGAGCATCAAAAAGTACTTCTTTACCTATTCGATTGTGGTTATTCCTACATGCTAGGTAAAGGCCGACAGATTGGCTCTACTTCCATTATTGGGATGGCTGCTCTGTTCAAGACTCTATTAAATCGAAACTACTATATAAAGTTCATCACCGAGGATACTAATACCGGTGAGGAAATCTTTGTAGACAAAATAAAATACCCTTTCAACGAGTTGCCTTCATTCTTCCGGGTGAATGTGAAATCTGATGCTGCTTCCAAGTTCTGGCTATCCAGTAACAAGGGAAAAGGTAATAGAGGTTTCCCAAACTCTCGTATAGACATGACGGCCCCGTCCCCTACGGCTGCCAACGGTGGATCGCCCCAGCTAATCCTAGTAGATGAGATCGGTACCATCCCGGTGCTTGGTGATATGATCCGAGAGGTTCGCCCTACTTTGTACTGGAAGAATCCTAAGACAGGAGTCTTCGAGTTTAAGCGTCAGATGGTCATGTGGGGGACCAGCGGTAAAATGGATAAGGGTAAAGGAGACTATCTGAAAGAATGGTCTACTGTACTTTCTGCATGGGAAGACGGAGACTTCTCCCACGGTATTGTTCCCCTATTCTTTGACTGGTCCACACGTGTAACCGCCGAGGAATATGAAAGAGAAAAGAAGTTCTACTATGGTGGAAAGAGGGCTCATGACTTAGGGCTAGACCTAGAGACTTCCAAGATACAGTTTCACCAGCACTATCCTACCCGATGGGAGGATATGTTTGTGACCACATTGAATACGCTTATTGGCCGCGATAAAATATCTCAAGGTCTAAATGTATGCCGGAACCTACCCGAGGCTGAAAGACCTCAATGGGGTTACTTCGAACCTATATATGATTTGAGTAAACCCTGTAGTCATGGTGACTCTCCTTACAAGATAATAGGAGCAACCTTTATGCCTGTGGATGATGATGATCGAGTGGCCTTGGCTACGACCTTAGTTCGCGTCCCTCCGGTGCCAGGCTGGAAAAATAGGTATTACAAGGGAACCGACCCTATATCAGCAGCTACTGGTAAGTCTAAATTCAGTTCCACCGTTTACGATGCGGTTACCGACGAACCATGCGCTTTACAGAACTCTCGTACCGATAAGAACCAGCAGTATGACTTCTTGCAGTCTATGCTACTGAACTTGTACTATGATACGATTGGAGGCCTTGCTACCCGTGGTATTCCGGAACTTGTAGAGAGCAACATCGGTCAGGGGTACATAGACTACGTGACGGATAAAGGATTTGACTACTTCGTCTACAACGCGGAACTACCCATACTTTTACAAGGTGGTACACATATTGGGATTGATAATAAATCAGGTACCCGTAATCCTAATATCATTGCTGCCTTGCAGAATTACGTTAGGGATTATTGGAGTAAGATAAAGATGGAGCTCTACTGGATACAGATGGAAACATTCGTACAAGTAGTGGGAAATAACGGGGCTTCTATATGGGGACCACAGAATAAAAAGACCCATTGGGATGATACGCTGTTTGGTCTAGTTTATGCCCGTATTTGTCGCCTAGCCTTCATGGATAGAACGCCAGAGGAGCAATCCTTCCAGCATTCAAATAGAGTGGTAAAATTCAAGTTAAAGCGTAATGCTGACTTGACCCTTACCCGAGAGAGAGTAGTAGAAACCTATACCTATACAGAATAGCATGGCCTATACAATGTACGACCCAAGGCTTTGTCAGAACAATAACCAGTACAAGGCCAAGTATCCTCACCTGAAAGAGTATTCGGAGTTAGATAAGCTATCTCCTGACTGGTTGGTATTCTGCTGGTGGTTTGCCTGTAAAGCAAGCCCCTTGGTGGTGACTCCTATGGGTCATCTAAAGCGTATTGAACTAGCCTTACACAAGTCTACCCTTATCCGGAAGAGTGAGGAAACAGAAATACAATCGGCTCTTAACGGGCAGTTCCCCGACGATGTAAAGCAAGCCATAGATGTATTTGCATCCTTCGACGTAGACCTACATATCGAGGCTTACAAAATGGCTGTAGATATGTTTGAGGGTATGAAGGAGTCATGTAAAAAGGAGAACTATACTACCGGTGAAGGAGATACTAGCATATTTGACAGGGACTCCTATATGAAATCTGTCAGTTCGGTTAGTAAGATGATGCCGGACGTAGTAAAGCAAATTGAAAACACCTATGGGGTAAAGGAGATAGATGAATCTATGATGAGTCTAGGAGCCGACCAAATAGCAGAAATGTTTTTCACCAACAAAAGAAATAACTAATCAGCCATGATACTAGTTTACGGAGGACTACAACCAAGTCGCTTAACACCGGAAATAGAGAAGAACGAAGATTACCACTTACGTTTCGGGCGTTTCACAGCCGACTCGTGTAATACTTCTGAACTACGAAGCCGACTAGATAGATATGAGCTCAACTCATCCTTTTACATGGGTAACCAATGGATGATGGCTGAGGACAGGGACGCGTTCTTTATGGATGAAGAAGGTCGAGACCTAGGCCGTATCAAGACCATTAGAAATTACATTCAACCAATGGTAGAGCAGTATCGCGGTACTGCTGCTAGAATGGCCTTTAGATACAAGGTACAGGGAACTTCCCCGTCGGTCATATCTCGACGTGAAGAAATGCTCAACCGGTTACTTATCTATAACGACATAGGTGAGTACAATCCCGAGTTGATGGATAGGTTCCGAGAAGAGTTCCCGATGATTGGCCGGACAGCTCAGGATACCGTGGCTATGTTTGATAACCTTTATGTAGATGAGTACATGAAGGACATGAATAGGTTACTAGATAGGGCTTTCAAATACAATAATATTCAAGGCACCCTAATGCAGAAGGCTATTGACGTAGCCTTGGCCGGTATATGCATCGAGCATCCACACCCTTATAACGGGGAGTACTTATTCGAGCGTGTAGCCCCGGATAGATTTGCTTTTGATAATACAGCCAAACTCCCAGACCTATCCGATTCTCAGTACTTCACCATTTGGGAAGACATGATGCCTACCTCTATTTACGAGAGGTACCCAAGTGTAAGTGCTGAGCATAGAAAGGCCATAGAGAAGTTTGTAACCACAGGACCTGCCCGGATGTATCAGGGAAGCGTACCATCATTGAATAGACCCCTTGTATATACGACCTACTGGCGAGATACCTGCCCACAGGAATACGCGTACGTAGTAGATGAGTTTCAGTTAACCTCTCTATGTCGCATTAACTTTGTGGAGAACGGAGAGGCTCCTAAGTACACATACAGCGACGTACTTCCTATGAGTAAGTTATCCGACGGACAAAAGGATATACTTAAGAAGCGTAGGCATATAGATGGAGTAATGACTATCTACACGGATATTTGGAGGTTCTGTACGTTCATTCCAACAGAGGAACTACCCAACCCTGACAAAAAAGATAAGTCCCTTCCTGACCTAGTTCTTGACTATGGTGTTATGCCTTACCAAGAACCAGATGCTTTTGTCCCCACCAACATGAAGCCACCTATCAAATGTGGTACCTGGTCTTATGTGAACGGTGAGGTACTTTCCCCCGTGGATGTAGCGATTAATCCTCAACGTATGATTAACCGTTTCGAGTCCATCATGGAGCAGCATATCAACTCGGCTGGCGGTAGCGGGCCTATCCTCGACGGTGATGCGCTGGGAACAGTTCCCGAGGCTGAGGCTATAGGTACCATGAAGCGAGGGGATCCGTTAATAGTTCACGGCAAACGAATGGGGGTTAATAATATTGTAGGCCGGTATGATGCTGGTATAACCAGTTCGGCCACGGTATTTGCTAACCTGATGGATAGCTATAAAGTCCTTATGGAGGAGACTACTGGTGTGAATGCTCAGTTAAAAGGGGCAGTTAATCCGGATCAGCTAGTAGGGGCTATGCAGATGGCTATGCAGCAAGGCTCAGTTATTCAGGAACCATTTTACCAGGCTATCCACATGTGTATTCAAGGATTGGCTCAGGCGACTGTAACCTCTGGCAAGCGCATGTATATCGACCAAGACCGGGTATTTATGGACTTCTCTAACATAGTAGGGTCGGACGGTGTCGAGGTCTTATCCTTATCCGCTGATTTGCGTAATGAAGACTTCCGTGCTTTCGTGGAAAGAACTGCTGATGCAGCCTCTGAACGCCAAGAAGTAGATCAGTTGATCCTAGTCTACAAGCAGTATGGTATGCTTGACCCAATACGTGCCAATATGTTTACTGGACGGGCCACTAAGAGCGAACTATTAGGAGGCCTTGCTGATTACGCTAAGGAGATGATAATACTACAGAAGCAACAACAAGAGGCTGCTGCTAATGAAGCCCAAGCACAACAGCAACAAATGGCTGATATGGCTGTATCCGCTAAGGAAGAGCAGACCCGTAAAGAAGGCATGGAGCAGGAAAATAAAGATCTTGACAGAGCAGTTAAAGTACTTCCTGTACTCCAAGGGCAAAAGTAATGTTAAAGTTTTCTGTTAAGTACTTGTAATTAAGCAAAAATTGTATTAATTTAACACCCAAATAAGAAGAGCCATGGACTTAGACCAAAAAACCTTAGAAAACCTTCAGGCGGTTAAAACAGAATCCCCTGAACGATACCAAGAAATGCTGAATAAGTTAAACATAGCCGATCCATTTGCTGCTCCTGCTACTCAACAAGTAGCCCAGCAAACCCCTGTTGACACCTCGGCCCCGGCCGGTACGGTTCCACCTGTGCAAGGGGTTGCCCCTGTAGCGGTTCCAGGAGTACCAGCAGCCCTCAGTCCCTTGGAAGAGGCAGCTAAGGATAACCCTTTCCTGGCTTCTTTTGTTCCAGGAGCGACCACTAACTCAGTGGATATATTCGATTACTACACCACTAAGACCGGCGTAGTATTGACTCCTGAGGAACGTACCCCCGCTAAGTTAGCAGAGGTTATTGATGGTTATGCCAGCCTTACTGAGCAGCGTTCAGAAATGGTTAAGGCCACCACCAACTACCAAATGATTAATGATAACCTATCGGCTCTTCCGGTAAGTTTCCAAAACATCATTGCCTCTGTTCTACAAAACCCTTCTGAGGAGCATGTAGAATCTTTGCTTAGAGGGTATGTTGAGCAGCGTTCTGTTGACTTTAGTAAGCCTTTCGAGAAGCACGATCAGCTGGCTATGATTAACAAGTTTGTTGCTGATACTCCTATGGAAAGCCTAGAAGGTCTTTCAGACGGTGCTATTCGAAACTTGACCAATGCGGCTAAGTCTATCTATATCTCGAAGCAGTCAGAGTTGAACAGTCAACAAGGAGTGTCTCCTACTGCTCTTCTCACTGAGCGAACCACTAAGTTCAATACTTCTGTAGATTCGTCGGTAGCCGAACTAGATAAGCTAGGTAACCTGCTATCAAGTGCTCAGAAGCGTGAGATAGCAACTACCATGTATGCTAGAGGTAACGGTTCGTTATTCAACCAGGATGGTACCTATACACCCGATGCCGCTATTCAGATGGCTTGGGCCAAATATGGTAAAAACTGGCTAGAGCAAACCACACTACAGGCAAAACAGGCCGTAGATATAGCCTACCGAAAAGGTGCCGAAGACGCTGTAACTAAAGGATTATTCCCATATGGAGATCAGGTTCCTAGACCTATGGGGGCAGCAACTCCGGTTGTTACTCAAAATAGAGAGCAGGCTAGGGCCGAAGCTGCCAAAAGACTAGGCCTAAATGCAAACAACTAATAATTAAACACAATGGCAGGAGAAAATGTCTCTTATGTGGTAACCCCAAATGCTTTGCAGATGGATAAGCCACAGACCTATCCAGCCTCTAACCTCAATCCATTAGGATCCCAGTATGCGGCAGCTCAAGGCTACGATACTACTGATATGATCCAGCAGGAGATGGAGCGTATCATCATCGATACGATCCCTCAGAGGTACAAGATGGGTCTAACAATGTTCTTAGACAGACCAATTCTGGATAAGAATCTTGATGAATTTACCTGGAAAGAACGGGTTTACGGGCGTATGCCTATCAAGTCTTCTGGTGTTGTTGCCGGAGGTGCTACCCAATCTGTTCCTCTAGTTGCTGGTGGAGGCAAACTTGTTACCCTTAACAAGATGCTCATCTATCCATCGGGAGCCAAAGGTATTGTTTCGGCTATCAACGCCGACACTATCACCGTTACTGCTCAATCCGGAGGTACTCTTCCTGCGCTAGCAGCCAATGACTACTTACAGGTTATGGCTGGTCTTATTGGGGATGGTGGTAATATGGCCTACCACTTCGACCGTACCACTACGATCACTCGCAGGAACTATATTCAGTTCATGGAGCGTAATAAGGAATGGTCTCGTTTGGAAAAGACTAAGTGGGAAAACGCCGGTACTACCAACATCATGGATATTGAGAAGACCACTATGCGCGAACTCCTCATGGAGGATATGTTTGTGGCTATGTGGAACTCTACCATGGGTGAGTTTCCTATCACTACTCCTACAGGGGTTGTTCAGAGTAAGGCTAAAACCACCATGGGTATTTACCCATTCTTGGTGTCTGCCGGTGCTAAGCATGCTACTTCTACTGCCATCACTTTTGCTGATGACTTTGCTGACCTAGCCTTCTCTACCAACTCTAAGGCAGCCAGTGTGACTCGCTTTATCTTCGGTACTCCTGAGCTTCTATTCAAGTTGGACAAAGTGCTCAAGAATCCTATTCGCTACACTCCTGCCGATAAGGCTTACGACATGAATCTGAATCAGTACGATATCGGTGATATGAAGTTTGTGAAGGTGCCTATCTCTGTATTCGGAGAAAAGGGTTTATTCCCTTCTGGATGGGGTAACAGAATTTTCTGTATCGACATGGATAACATTTTCATCGCTAAGATGAAAGGTTATAGCCTATTCGAAATGGGAGAGACCCAATGGAAAAAGGACGGTGGTACCCTCGAAGACTACAAGAAGTACTGGCTAACCACCAATATCGGACTTGAGTTCCGAGATGTGATGGGCTCATTTTACATGGACCTACAAGGAATGTAATTCATAGGGAGAGGGTATAACTCTCTCCCTTCTTTTCAAAATAAATCATAGCCATGAATAAAGAGAAAGAGAAACAAGATAAGCCTTCGCTATACGATCAACTCGTTGACGTATCAGCCCCTGTTCCAACAATAGTCCCAACTCCTACGGTAAAGGCTCCCGAGCCTGCTCCTGTAGTAATACCGGCACCCATAGTATCCCCACAACCAGCTGCTGCGCCTGCAATCGATATGGCTATGCTAGCCACTTTAGTAGCAACCGCAGTAAAGCAGACTTTGGAGAGTCAGAATCAGCCAGTACAGCAGTCTTATGGTGGTTCGCCTATTGCAACTCCTGATGCTGAGGATATCCTCCCCGAGGAAGATACGGTGACTTTTGCTATGCGCGGTGCCGGATGGTTCACCCGTAGTTACATCCGCAATAACCAAACATTCGTAGCCCCTTACGGTATTATTCGTTTCGATGAGGTTATTACCGACATCGAGACCAATGCTCGAGGAGAAGAAGACGTGCTGAGAATAAGTACCTTCGCTTGCCGGTCTAAGAAAGAGTTGGCTTATCTAAGAAACCACCCTGAACTAGGCTACACCTTCACAGAGGTAGATGGAATGAATCTAGGCCAAATGATTACCAATCCTAGGTATCTGGAAACCCAGACCTCTATTTTCTACCTCAACCAGGTAAGGGCTATGGAGCCTCACCTCAAGATTCAGATGGCCCGTGAACTAGGTATCGACGTGAATAACCCAAGTGTAAACATCGACGCTGAACTTATCAATCATCGTATGAAGGATGATAAGCGCACCATGGAATCCATGAAGGCTAGAAGAGTCGAAGCACTAACCCCTAACGCTAGATAGTATGTTACTAGTCTCAGACCTTGTACAGGATATGCGCGCTGCTATTGATGCAGACGATACTACCTACTACCGTGAGGATAGAGACTTTTTCCCTGCTATCAACAAAGCGGTTAGATCGGTGGTATCCCTTATGAGTAAGGTACTATCCACCAACAGGCTTTCCGACGATGCAATAAGAGAGATAAGCAAATTTGTGATTAAGGATGTGACCGAAGGGTCCATCCTTATTCCTAAAGACGAGATAAAAAATATCTGGACTATTACCCTGGTGGCTCCTTCTCCTACAATCCAAGATGGTACTCTAAAAGACTATACCATAACGGCTGAGCGCATGAGTACTGAACGATGGGGTAAAGCTTCGGGTAATCCTTTTGAAGCAAGCAACACCGTTGTATCAGGGGATTTGGCCTCTTATGGCTACATGTCATATGCTACTCCCACAGGATTACGGATACTGATTAGACCTAATACTTCAGTAACTAAGTGTGCTATCGGGTATCTTGAAAAGGTGAAACCGGTTAATCTAACTACTGACACCGTGGCCTTGCCTGATTCAGTTTATCAAATGGTACTTGAAAAAGCCTTATGGTTTATCTCCTACAAGCAAGGGGATAATACAACCTTGGCTCAGATGAGTGCTACCGAAGAAAGTACCTTACTAACCTTCTTAACCTAATGGCTACCTATCGCTACGTTGCCCATGATATTGCACATGACCTGAAACAACTCTATGACGAGGCTCAGATTAACTTGGCTTCTATAGTGTACTGGATGCATATCGTAGGTGATTTTTACAAGCGTCAACGGATAGATAGGTACGATGCCTATCAGTATCTCAACGTACTGTCCGACGTGATCCCGACGGTGGCCGGTGGTAAGTCTTTTCTTACCCTACCCTCTTTTTATGATCTACTTTATGACAAAGGGATAAACTACATCGAAGTAGTTTCCGGAACTGCCATTGATAGGTTCTCACGAATCACGGTATCTCAACTAGGCCGTATTCGTAAGAGTAAAGAAGAAGTCCCTTCAACCACTAACCGATGTTTCTATGTAGAAGGACATAAGTTGTATCTTATGCCTACCCTAACCAATACCGATAAGGTGACCGTAGGATTATACACCTCCTTTGATACCAAGGCCGTTATTAGCCTGGATGATGAATTTGTATTCCCACAGGACATGATACCCCGACTTAAGGCCGACCTACTTAACATGGGTCGCTTAGTCTTATCCATGCCTGACAATGCCTTAAATGACGGGACTGCTAACCCATCACAACGCCCAAGTCTTCCTACCCAACAAGTAACTGCCCCAGCCGATGAAACTCAACAGCAAAACGTTTAGAACCGTAGACGAGGTAATAGCCGACGTAGCCTTTTCTGTAGGTGATCCCGATATCCGGATACGTACCCTTGGTTGGTACCGCGCCCGGGTTAAGCGAGCCATACAGAACTTGGCTATTCAAAGCGAATACTACCGACGTTATGCGGACATCGTTATACCTGATACCCGAATAGTCCCCCTGCCAGATGATTTTAAAACCATTCATGCTGCTTGGGGAATCAAGTTAGATGGTAGTGGTAATGTTGAAAGTACCCAACTATGCTACCCCAAAGAAGCCTTATATGCTGGCACCAAGACGTACACCTCAAGAAACAATCCTAACGCTTTAAAAGACTACCATACCAGCCCTACAGTAATACAAGACTCCTCCTTACTATTCTACACTCAGGATGCAGGTAACTTAATACTCAGCGAAGCATCTGATAGTTTTGATAAGTTGCGACTAGACTATAGTGGGTATGGGCACGATATAACTACCGTTGGTGACGCAGCAATAATTCCGCTAGAAGCCACCGACGCAGTAGAAGGATATGTAGCCGTAATGTACCATAAATCGAGAATGGGGGAAAACCCTAACCTACGCCCAATGTACGCTCAGGCTATGAACGATCTATACTCACCCATGGAGGGACGAATGTCTCTATGGGATATGACTAAACGCCAATTAACCACAAGCAGCCCCGATGAGATGCAGCTGGCTATGCACAATTGGAGAAGATAACTCATCATGGCTCGATTAGTTGCCTCGGATTTAGTGCCATAACGGGATTATTTCCGAGGCTTTTTATTACCTACTACTATGAACAATACTATCCATCCCGACAACCGACAAGTACTAACCTACGAAAAAGGGGTTAATGGGGATATTTCCCCAAGCAAGAAGTACGAAGCAGAAGGTTCCGCGTACCGGCTCATAAACTGTCGTATTAACCCTCTCACTCACCTATTGGAGAATGTGGAAGGCATAGATACCAATGTGACTATATCCGTGCTCAGGGACGGTATAAAACCGGTTACCGCGTCTAGGACGGTACTTAATTCCGTACTCGTAGGGGATATGCAGGTGCTGGCCTTGGCCGGGGCAACCCCTTCCGACGGGCAGATCGCGATTTACCTCAACGATCAGGTGAAGATAGTAGCACAGCATGCCGACATGGCTTTGTATGAAGGCCAAGTAGTAGACATGAGTACTGATGGTAAGGATGAAGTTTACCTATGCGGTAGCAATCAGCCTAACCTATTCTTGAGTGTCTCCGACTTGCTGGCCTCAGTAGGTACAGAAAAATACTTCACCAAGTTTGAACTTGATAAGCATATCCCCCGGGTGGGGGCGGCCATGGGCGTACCCATGTATGTGAAGCACGAAAACATTGGATCGGCTCTAGGCTTAAAGGCTGGTTCCTACGTGTACTTTCTACGATTGGTGGACCCGGACGGTAACCGAACCCCTTGGAGCCAGTCCACCCCCTTAATACCGGTTGCCTATGATGTCCCTACAGTAAACGTGCCTGGGTATGTGGGTACTCACCCACCCTTCGGTAATAGGGCTATTGGTGTGAAACCTAACGGCGACACATCCATGGGTATAAGACTTAGGTTTAGAGTGGATGGTACAGCCGGTTTCTCCTATGCTGAAATAGGTAGAATGGCTTACAATACTGGTCAGCCTATAGGATTCCTGCCTAACATCGAAGTTACTAAAGTAGTTTCAGATGCTTTTGGAGCAACTGTTAAGTTGGATTCAGTAGCCCAAGTAGTAGAGTTTATCGATACAGGTAGGACACAATACATTGCATCTGACCCAGAAGCAGACGTACTACCTTCCCAAATGGAAAATTGTAACAACGTAACCTACTACGATGGCCGAGTTATTTATTCAGGCATCAAGTATAAAAAACTCGATCTGTCTCATAGTGTCCGACTAAAGAGAACTTCGGAGTCTTCAATATATCCAAGTACTACCCCTAATACGTGTATGTATCCATTTACTGAAGACTTAGGGGCTGCCGGGCATAGCGACATTACCAATCAAATATACAAGAAATGTGATACCCCTGGGGACTATCGCAACTATGCTATAATTTTGTGGGATGGTAAAGGAGGAAGAACTCCTGCCTTACCTTTAGATGATCTACGAGCATACAAGATGAGCAATTTGCGGGATAAGTTACTCCCCGAATCTGAGTTTGCCTCAGCCGATGCAGAAAACATGCCTAGAGTAGATAATACCATGGGTAAGACATTGGATATTTATCAATATGCAGCAGGTGCCGAATTATCTACTTACTACGGTGCCCCCAATCCGGCTAACATAGGCACCAACTCTCCGCCCGAACCTGTAAAACCTACTAGTAATGCAGTACAGTACTATAGTTTCAATAATGGATCGAGTGAAAGTGCTCTACCTAATCCATATAAACCAGGATTTAACTTAGGTATTCCTAGAGCCCTAGTCGCTGGTAAGAAGTGGCGGACTATAGGAAACATGTTGCAGGGAGTAGATACTTCATCCTTCCCTGATTGGGTGGATGCTTTTTCTATAGTGGCCTCAGATACTCTAGGAGCGGTGGTATTTACCGGGTTGGCTATGTACAACCCTGAGCAAAAAACTGAGAAACGTATAGATGCCCAGGGGCATGAGATCATAGAAATGCTTAAGAGCATGAATACGGTAAATGTCCATACCCCTATGTTGGATATCAACCCCGAACTGGCTCAGGCCATAATCGATAACCCAAGTAACTACAAAATGAAGTTACTTAGCCCTGTATCTTTCTTGCCTGAAATGGCTAGAAATGCTAAGACTTCAGTAGATGCTCATAAAGCTAAGGGAGAGTTTTTAGTTAGGACCCACTATAACAATGCTTTTGTGGACGGGGCTAGAGAGATGGGGTTTGGTCTTTGGATGAATAAGGTAGGTAATTTTCATACTACGGCTGGTAAACAGTCTGCTTATGAGTTCCCTATAACATCCGCCTCCATAGTTACAAGGTGGCCTGAAAATATTGGTGGAGTCCCTAAATCCCCCATTCTATCTGTTTCTGTAGGACCTAGGGATGATATATACCCTGATCCTCTATATGCTACCCCTTATAATACCATGGATACTCGAAACGATGACTATTACGAACCATGGTATATTGTCAACATTGTAAGAACGGCTGATTTTGATGTGGTATCTCCCAACATATCTACATACAAATCCATAGGCCACTACCAGAAACTAAATTCAGTTATAGGTATTGGTACAGGAGCCACTCAAGAAGTACTACTTGTAGATGAGCGTCCAGAAGATGCTATAGGGGAATTTTCTATAGCAGGGTACCTAAAAGTAGATGGAAAATGGTGGATGCATTTAAGCGTACTAGATCAGGCCATAGTAACTGCTATCACTAACAATGGGTTTTATACCTACAAAGGAAAAGATATCTATGGCCTATACACTCATAAGTTCTACGGCAAAGATACTTACATCAAATTCTCGAATGATTGGGAAGGTGTTTCTGTGCCTGTGAATATGACTTTGCCTAGAGCAAACGCGTTGATAGAGGTAGTGTATAATAATGATAACCCAATAAAATTATTTAGTGGGGATAGCTATGTAGGTATGGCTCAATGTATGTTTGCTGAGGCTGAGTGGGAAGAAGGATCCATTACCTACGATGGGGCTACTAGTACTCGTAGGGCTATAAAAAATGAGGGGCATGATCTAGGGGGTAGGTTTTTATATCGTTCTCTATTACCTAGAGGATTTGGATTCAAGAATCAGACCGTCATAAATGAGCCTTCTTTATGGTACGAACCTAAAACACAACTAATAGATAGGGCCTCTCAAGTACTAGTATCATATCCTATAATTTCCAAGGTTAATGTTAATTTAGCCTATGATGGGTACCCTGTGGTAAACTATAGAGATACTTTGCTGGAGTACATTGTAGAGAAGCCTGAGAAGTACTTACTATCTGTATTCGGGGCTCCTTACTACAATATTTTCAGGCTCACCACTATTGGGCAGGTAGGAGGGTTTACTGCACCTAATTACAACCTAGACTACACCAGGGTACTTAGCGGCATATTCACCTCCTTACCTATTAGAGGTTTTACAGAAATAACCTATTTCCCCAACCGATTGGCTTGGAGTAATAGAAAGCAAGAGTCAGTACAGGACGTAGCCACTAATAAAACCTTCTCGGCTCTGGCTGTATTTGATTTGCCTAGTGCCTCCGGGGATATAACGTATATCACAGCAGCTAACAATGTCCTAACGGTATTTACTGAAAACGATATAGCCAAGATTCCTATTAACCGATACACCCTGTCCAATGTCGACGGCTCCAATATGGGAGTATTACAAACCAATCGTTTCATTGGGGAGGTAGGATGGTTAAATGCTAACCTAGGTATTCCAAAAGATAGGCGAGCCATGGTGGCCGACTTCATGGGGTCAGTGATATTCATAACCAAGGATAACGAGGCTTACCTACTAACCGATAAGTTATCACCGGTGTCTACCGGATTTCGTTGGAAGTTAAACACAATTGTGCCTAACGAAGTCTTAGGTATCGCGCGAGGATTCTATAGGAAAGACTTGGGTGAAGTATGGATACCTAATGCTACAGGCTTCATGGTGTATTCTCTATCCTATCAATCTTGGTACTCTGTAGTGTTGGATGCTTCTTACGCTTTCGTGAACCATAAGGCCCCTATATGCTTTAAAAATGGGGTATTCAAGAATCAGAACGGAACAACTGATTTTGCTAATGAGCCTTTGGCTTGTAGGGCTTACTTCGTCGCTCAGCCATTACCTTCTACGTTCAAGTCATTTGTCTATCTTAACATGTACGGAAGTAACGTAAATGAGATAGAATTGTGGGCAAATAAATATCATAACGTCATTGGAGCAACTAAAGCATACTCTGACGTGCTAAAGGTACGAGGCAATAACCAGTGGGCATACTTCCCAAGTGATGAAAAACCCCCATACAATAGATGTCAAGCAGACTGGGTAATTATGGCTATAAAAGGTTCGCCACTTCCTATAAGCGACGGTAAATTTTCCGTAACTACCATAGAGGTAGGGAGTAATAAAATTGTATAACATGTTGATAGTTACCTATAAAATGAGTAACTTAGACCAATAAAATAGAGCATTATGGCATACGATGCAGGAGTAGGTTTATCAGGCGCAGGTACAGGAGCCTCAGTAGGGGCAGCCTTCGGTCCTATAGGTGCCGGAGTAGGTGCTGTGGCCGGTCTTGCTCTAGGATTTATGGGGCAGAAGAAGCCTGATATACCCCCACCACCCGCCGCAGTTGATCCAGCCCAACTAGCCTTCCTAGAAGAACTACGATTAAAACGTACTGCTATAGAGTCCGGGATGTCTACTGAATTTCAGTTAGGCCGTAAACTTCTAGAACAATCTCAAGCAGGTCAACTAGAGGGAGTATCCCGATTAACTGGTGGTGATGTAGGTGGAGCAGTTGCAGCATCCGAAAGAGTTACTGCTGGTACCGCCGAGGCTGTGGCTAAACTTACCGGAACGGCTACATCTCAGGCCATGCAATATACAGGATTGATTGATAAGCTCACCAGCACCATAGCACAACGTAAACTTGAAGTAGGCAATATGCTTTGGGCAACTGCTAAAGGTGAAGCCGCTGATCTAACCAAGATACAAAATCAGAACCTCATAAATGCCCTTACCTCTCCAGGAGTTACTGGAAGTATTGTAGGAGCCATAAAAGGTACAGGTGACCTGTATTCAGCCTGGCAATTTGATAGGAAAAAACAAGTTGACATAGCCCGAGGGGCTATGACCAGTACACCTATTTCAGGCATAACTGTTCCTACCGTGTCTCCTACTATACCTATGCATAATCCTTTATTGGTAAATGCTTTAACTAATCAATAATGGCAACAACCCCTAACGTTCCCAAAGCACAGGCTTCCTTAAATAGTTTAATGGAGACTGTTAGACTAGGTAAGCCTATGGCTGAGGCTGCTGCTGAGGCCTACATAGGACGATACCCCGACCCTACCCAACGCTCTACTCAAATAGGTTCTGTGTCTGGTAGTATGATCGGATCTGTTCCTATTTTCGGATCAGGTGCTCCTGTAGTCCCTGTGGAGAATATAGATAAAATGTATTTGCTACAGCAGCAGGCTAAACTTCGACAGAAAGCCGAGGATGATGCTGTACTGGGGGAGGTAAGACCTTACTACGAACTAGCCACGGCTACAGCAAGTAAGAAGTTCAACGCCCTAGTCAATCTCAAAGTTCAAGGGGAATATACTAAGACTTATGCTTCCTTTGCAGGCCAGCCCAATGCCGAGATTAAAACAAGAAAGGCTATAGCGGCCAATCCTGAGTTTCATACGGCTGTGTCTGATACTACTGTTTTTCAGAAGCAATGGAACAATACTTATTCAGACGTATTAGTGTTCATGGCTATGGACCCTACAAACAAAGATGGTAAATCATCCGGATTTATAGCCCCCAGTATTCGTAAGAAACTACAAGAGTTTATCAATACCCCTGAATCCTTGTTAGAAACTGCTGAGAAGACAGGTACGTTTGATTTAACTAGTGCCTCCAAAAGTTTAGACAATATCAGGGTACTTCTAAAGCCTATGCAGGATGTATCAGTGTCTGTAAAAACCTATGTGGACGAACTAGCGGCTACAGTTAATGAGACCTTACCTAGGAAGATACGATCCACTAACCAAGCCGACTTGATGGCTGCTATAAAGACAGAGTATTATGAGGCTAAGCCGGAAGAATACGCTGAGCGGATCATGCAAGCTCATTATGCTGACCTTCCCGAAGAGGACAAGGCCGCTACTAAGGCTATGATTACAAAAATGGTGGATGATCAGATAGCAACTAAGGTTACAAATACCGTTTCCACTATGAACAACGGGCTATTGGCTAGGGCTCAGTGGGAATACGAGAAGAAAAAAGAAATGCCTATTGTTACCACTCAGCATATAGGATATAACATAACGGATGCTCAAGGTAGGCAACATGCTCGCAAGTTAACCGTGCCCGACTTTGTCCCTACCCAGCAGAAGCCTATACAGTATGCCTTCACTGGGGCCCAAACTTTATACGACCCTTCTACAGGTGATTATATTCTACCTGCTCAAGGGGTATCCACTCAGGCTAATATATCTGGGTTAGGTACATATAAAAAACGCTTTACTCGGAATGAAGGAGATATAGCCCTCACCACTTTTGGTGGAGGCCAGTCTTGGAGTAGACGTAGTAATCAGGTTAATGGCCACATGGCCTTTATGACTTTAGGTGTTCCTAAAGAGCAGCAAGTAAGAGAATCTACCCAAGTACCTACAGATGAGTTTATAAAAACACCTGGAGGCAAAAAACAGTTATTAAGAACTGAGACTAGTAGACAACACCAGACAATCAAGGCCCGAGTTTATAATGCAGCCACTAATAAATGGACTTCTGTAGACAATTACGATATCGAAGGTAAAACTTTCATAACTGATTCACGAAATGTTACAGGGGCTTTAGGACGGGCTGACACAGGCATAGCCGTATGGTTAGACTCCCAAGGAGGAGAGGTACCTCAATCTAAGCAGTTCAATTCATCAGAAGATTTCCCATCAAAATAAAAGAAAATAAAGAGCCATGCCCATATTAAATAAATTATTTGGTGAGTATAAGAACTATCTAGGCCAAGGAGGTACTAAAGCAGCAGGGTTTCCTCAAACTTATGAGGAATACTCTAAAACTATGTCTTCAGGGGATTTGCAAGCCATATACAGGTATGCTAAGGAGAGATATACCAACGGAGTCCCTAAGACTTATGCTGACTTCCTATCCACAGTAGACGATGAATTACCTAAAGGAGTAAGCCAGCGTTTAACTCATCACGCTATACAAGCAGCTGGAAGACAATTAGGAGTTACTCCTAGGGAAACTCCTACAGCCAGACAGGCCACCGAGTCTCTAAAGACTCAAGGAGCCTTACTTACTGAAATGCCTGTAGAGCAAGATATAGAAACTCCTACAGGAGCACCTAGAGTAGATACTCAAATATCTACAGGATTGGTAGGAGTAGATCCAACAGGCCAACTACCTAAACCAACTATAACTACAGGTTTAGATGATGTACTTCCCAAAGTAAGTGTTCCTGAAGAAGGTTCATTTGCTCCTGCACCTGCTAGCGTTCCGTCTCCTACGTTACGTCAGCCAACCGCTGCGGGTACTATGGTCACCCGTAAAGGTGAGCCCACTACGGCCGAAGATGGTGATCCTACTATCCTAGGAAGAGCGGGAGCAGCCACCGCTAGAGGAGGGGCCACTACTTTAGATGCAGTAGGAGGGTTCTTCGAGGTTATTACTAACCCTGCTTACTACGCTTCAGAAGCCGTTGAAAAGTACTCCGAAGTTGTAGGACCAGTGATAGAAGATTTAACCAGTGCTGTAGGTATAGGTGATACTGCTATAGGTAAGGCTATAGGTGTGGTGGCTAAAGGGGCCCCATCAGTAGCAAGCACATTTAAGAAAGAGGAATACGGTGGAGACCGTTACGCCTCCTTCACAGGTAATAGAGCCTATGTAGAGTCATTGGTTGGGACTCAGACTATGTCGGACCTATCCATAAAAAATCCTAACATCAAAGCGGCTCTAGTCGGAGTAGAGCAATTAAGCGGTATGGCTTTGGACTTGGCCCTACTGGTGGGTACTAGGAATCTGACCTCAGCCGAACCTCTTTTGACTAAATTTAGTTTGGGGGCTGAGGAGTTGTTCTATAAGTTTGCTCCTAAGGCTATAAGTACCGTTCCTAAGGCTGTAGGTAAAATATTTGGCGAAGCAGTCACCACCCCTACGGCCATACGCTCTCTACAAGTAGATTGGATTCAACCCTTCAAGGAGTTCGCTAAGTCTGACTTTGCAGTATTCTTAGGGGCCAAAGAATCGGCCCTAACTATGCAGGACTCAGATGCTAGTACTCTAGCATCCATAGGTGAAGGTATAAAAGCCTTCGGGATGGGATACTCCAATGGTTTATTCTTTGAGAAGATAGGGCTTACCCCTGTTAAACTAGCTTCATCTATTGCAGTCAAAACAGGCACACCTATTGCCGGATTGGCTACAAACATGATAGGAGCAGGAGGAGTAGGATTCGGGGCTGATATGCTTTTACAAGCAGGTGAGCAAGTAGAGGCTGGGGAGAAGGTAGATCCTGATTACTATAGGTCGATAGCCGCCGGTGTAGCGTTTGCAGGAGGTACAGTTCTTCATGGTAGAAATATTATAGCCAATACTAGAGCGGGTATTCGTGCTAAGCAATGGAGCAATCTGATGGAGATGGAGAATAAAACCATAGACTACTGCTTAAATAACGCTTACGATGCACCTACTTTAAACGCTAAGATAGATGATATGATGACTAAACGTGATGCTGTTGTTACACGGTTAGAGCGAACTATATCTACTAGTGGTAAGCCTGATGCTGCTTTAGAGAGGACTCTTATGGGTATAGATGCCCAAACAAGTGCCTACCGTCAAGTATTACTTACACAGTCCTTTACTAAAGAAATAATACAGAACCCTGATAAGTTCCGTAACGAAATACTAGACAACCCTAATCTAAAGGCTGAGGTAAAAGACAAATTATGTCAACGCATCGACGCGATAGTACAAGAGTTCGATCCTATCAATGTTGAATCAAGACGTTTACAAACTACTATCAACGATTGGCAGTTTGCTAAAACACAACTTGATCCTAATGATCCTATGACGGCTAAGAAATCAGGTATCTACGATAAGCAGATTGCTAAGGCTGAGGATAGGATGGCTGAACTCTCAGTAGCCCCAACCTACTACTACAAAGGGGAGTTCTATGATACTCACGGAGCTCTAATTGATGCCTTAAACAAGCGTTACGTCGACGGTACTTCTTCGGAGGTTATTGTTCGTAACGATCCTCAAGCATCCAAGTTGGTTAATGAGTCTTTGAATCAGCTGCTAGATCGTAAGTTTAACGAAGGAGTAAAAGTACAGCAGACACAAGAAATAGCCAAGGCTGAATCACAACCCGAGCGTGACCTAGCCATAACTCAAGCACAGGAACGTTTAAAACTTCCTACCGAACCTGAATTAATGGTAAGCGATCAAGCCGTGGCTGCCCTCGATCGGGCATTGGCTGGTGAGAGTGCCGATGTAGCCAAAGTTCAAAATGCTTCTGACCAACTCTATGCTGAGACTAAACGGTTGGAGAAAATGAAAGATGTTGATGGCAGACAGTACACCATCGAGCAAATAGAAACTGCCCAGCGTCAGGCTTTCGAAGATGTAGCATTTGCCGAGAACTACATCCAAGCAAAGAAGGCAGGAGAAACCATAGATGTTAAAGCCTTACGTGAAGAAGCCAAAGCAACGGCAGAAGACGCTATAAACGATATCAGAGAACGGAGACAGATTTTGCTGCCTGAATCGGTGAAGGCTAAGTTAAACGCCCCTAAACCCGAAACAGTTCCCGCAGAAACCGTAGCCAAAGTTGAACCAGTAAAACCTGTAGAAGATGCCAAAAGGGACGAAAGTACACTCGTGCGTCCAGAAGGTGAGCAAGTCCCACCCGAAGGGGTCAGCGATAGCAATTTGCCAAAGCCAGACAAAACAAAACTACTCGACAGGCCGACCGCTGAAAAAGAAGTAACCACTTGGGAAGAACTCCCATCATCTGATTATGTAGTGCTAGGTCCCGAAGGTAAGCCGATGGTGGCCGGAAAGGAACGTCGCGCGGCTATTGCCCGCGAAGAACGCAGCGTACGAGATAAAATGCTTTCTGACTACAGGCAGGCCAACGAAACCCGCTTGCAGGAGTATCGCGCCCAGGTTGCCGAGGAAAGACTAACCGAATGGAAAAAGGAGAACCCACAGGCTACCGAAACAGAAGTAGATACCCAGCGTAAAAAGATATCGGAAGAATCTGCTACCGCTACGCTGGCTCGCGCCGGTGCTGGGCTTACGGATGCCGACGTGCTACTCGGGGCTAGGCTGGCTACGTCCTACCTACGCGAAGGGGTAAAGAAAAGTGCTGACCTATTCAAAGAAGTGTCAGACAACTTACGCGGAGCCCTAGGACTCGAAATCACCAAGCAGGATTTTAAGCGCATGATGGCTACAGAGATTCCTGAGATTGGTCAGGCTCCTAAGGAAGCAGTTAAAACTTTATTCGGGGAGGCTGCCAAGTCTACTGTTAAGCGTCAAATCGAGGAAATAACTGGTATCAGAAGAAAGCCAGAAGTAGCCGTTTTAGACAATCTAAAAGAAGCAAGGGCTAGATATAAGGAACAGGAGAAAGTTGCTTCTGATGCCCTCAAAATAGGTGTTAAAGAGGGTAAACTAGAGATGAAGGAGGCTGCCTTCGATAAGCAAGGTTACCGCGATCAACTCAACCAGTGGGTATCGGATAATAAGAAGGAAATCCAACAGGTAAATCCCGAGTTGACTCCGGCCATCTTACGAGCAGTAAACAACGTGAATAGTTGGTATACTCTTGATAGAGGATTAAAGCAAATCAAGAAGGCTATTTCAGATAAGACCTATGCAGATAACCTAATCACTCAAGACAAGTTATTCAAACAGGTTGAAAAGAATCTATCCCACGAAGGCAAGAGTAAGTTCGGCACCGCTCAAGGAGAAGTGGCCGACTTCCTACGTATCGATCCTAGTTCTTTACCTACTGAACTTCGAGGGAAGTACGACACCTTGCTAGAGTCCATGGCAGCCAAGGCTACCGAAGTGCCTTATGACCCGTTCCAGCTAAAGCAATTCCTGGATAACGCCAAAGTTCACGTCGACGAAGGTTATGCTGCTTATCGTGCTAAACTTGTAGATAAGGCTGTAGCCAAGGAACTAGCAGCAAAGGATGTGGATAAGAAAATGACTGCCAACGAGCGCGAGGTAGCGAAGAGAGACATTTACTCTACCTTAGCCAAAACGGCTATTGAAGGACTAAAATTTAAGAAGGGTAAAGTAACCACAGGAGAAAAATTAATCAACGAGGTTACCCAATATTCTAAAGAGGAGTTGATGCGCTTGCCTTCTTCCACTCTATCGCGTCTCCCGTTTATGGTGGATAAGATGGCTGTAGGTGTTGTGCCTTCTCGTCTATACCAAGATGTATTAAGACCTGTTAGATCATACAAGGCTGCTGATACTATTATGAAGGCTTTCGGTATGAAATTACGTCCAGTACTAGAAGAATTGGATTCTAAGATTGGGGCTGTACGGGAGCAACTAGAAGTAGACATGCAGGGTAAAGGGCTAAGTTGGTTCCAGCAAATGAGGCTTAAAGATGCCTTACTCAACAAGCCTAGGTATCTACTTGACTCCATATTTAAAGGGGCTAAAGGATCGCGCACCTTCTATGATAATATCCTATCTAATTCTGCTTTTAGTAAAACAAGAGCCGAGGCCGATGCAACCCGTGCCAAAATAAGTGCAACTAATTTATGGGGTAAAGCATACAGAGCAAGAGAAAAAGTAGGAGATAACCGGTTCGATAGTGGTTTTATTTCTACACTATACTCCAAAGCATTAGAATATGAATCCAACAAAGGATTAAAAGGGGCCCATTCCCCCCAAGATTATTTCTCTCAGTTGGTAGACTACCGTAAGTCTTATGGAGTATATACCGAGCAGAATACCATCCGTATGCGTGAACTGTGGAACAAGATGCAGGATGCTAACGGAGACGTGACTGCTGCTTCCATTAAGAAGTTAATGCTTCCCGAAGAAACCGCTGCTGTAGACTACATGCGTAAATGGTACGATAGTGAGGGTATAGAAAAAACTAGGGAAGCCGAGGTAATGTACCGAGGTGGTGCTTTAGATACTTACGAAAACTATAGTCATAACTTCGTAGTTAATGGCAACAACATGGTCGATCCTGCTGCTTTCGTAGAGCAGATATTCGGCGGAACTCCTGCATCCAATATGTCGGTACGTAGTGCTACCACGCATGCCCGAAGTGGACAAACCGGAGTAATAAGTATCGATCCTATTGCTACCTTCAATCGTGCAGTAGACTCTACCTATTACGACTATCACATGACTCCGGCCATCCAGGAGGCTTTAGGAGCCTTTAAGGTAATGTCGGATATGGCTACTGATAAATCCTTCCGGGATTCCCTGCTAATGATAGAGAATGCCTATAAAGGGGATATTACTATAGCCTTTGAGAATACCATGAGGCAGACTACCAATATGGATAAGATAATGAATGCTATGGGTGGGGCGTTCTACTCCGGGGCGTTATCTTCAATACGTCGTATCCCCCAAGAATTTTTATCTAACTTATCATCAGCCATAATTTATGACCCTGTTTCTTTTTATGAAGGGTCAAGAGCCATTATGGATCATCAGACTGCTAAAGCAGCCGAATCTACTTCTATGAGTTCTGGTTATGAGCCTTTATTTGACTTTGCTGGTGTAACCAATAGGTTCCGTAGGAATGTAGAGGATGCTCAACGTTTGTTCAACGATACTAACATGGCCGGTAGTACTATTAGAACAGGCAAATGGGATAGGACCATAGATACTATAACCAATAACAAGGTTAAAAATACCTTCGATACTTTTAACAAATCAGTTATATCTCTGTCGGATGACGTTGTAGGTACTAGATTCTTTGTAGGCAAGTTCCGACGTGAGTATGAAAAACTTGCTGGTGAGAAATTCGATAATGAAAAATTCAATACTGATGAAAATTATCGTTTTGATAATGAGCAAAATATTAAGCAAGCAGCAGCCGAAGCCTCTTTCCATACTAACCTAATGACCAATACAGCTAACTCCCTTGAAGGCATTCAAGCATTAAAGGTTAGGGGCACCTCCGGAGCCCAAGTATTCCGGGATATAAACAATACCCTCTCCGGATTCTCCAGGCACGAAGCGGCTGTTATGACCACCTCCCTACGGTCATTAACTGGTAATGGGTCGTTGTCTGCTCAACAGGCCTGGGCTCTATTTGCCTCGGTTACCACTAGGAATATTGTTTACAATACCGTGCTAGAGTTTGGGGCTCGTGCAGCATGGGCCGGAGTAGATGATGATTATTCTGTATCAAATGCTGTTTATGACGTGTTTGGCAAAGACCAATTAGCCAGGCAAGTTGCAGGGGCTTGGCTACAGATTGGGATAGGGTCACGAGGGAACTTACTTCGTATGCCTCTACAGTTTGGGTTAAGCAAAGCCAACCAGTATGTAACTGAGCATTGGCTAGGTCAAGAGTTCGATCCTGAAAAACATAAATTAGGTATGGAAGGCCCTGACATAGTTAACGCTACTAGCAGCCTATACAATGCGGCTAGACAATTAGGTCCTTATCAAATGCCAGTTAACCTAGCCATAGAAGGGGCCAAACTAACTAAGACTCTTGCCACCTCTTCTGATGAGCAAGCAGAAAACGAGAAGTGGTCGGCTCTAAACTCTATGATTTGGTCTACACAAAAGACTTTACTTCCTCTGCCTTTCCAACGTGATATGGAAGGCGTTATGAAGCAAAGCATGGATGCTATGGAGGCTACAGGAGACCTTAAAGGTATATTTGAGGAGGGTAGAATATCTAAAGCATTTGTTGGAGCCAAGAGAACTGAACAGATTCAGCAGCAGATGGAGGAAGCCAAACTTCGTAATAAGGAGTAGTTGTAATTCTTCATAAAAATAGTTAATTTAGGGGAAACAAAACAACCCTATTGTATGGACTTTATTTTACACACAGTCGCTAAGAAGCCTACCTACACTATAGGTAGGCTATTCTTGTTGAAAGATGGGAAAGAGGAGTATTTATGTGACACGCTAGAGGACACCGTTAGAGAACTGACAAAGTTGTCTGATAAAGTACCAGGAAAAACGGCTATCCCTAGAGGGAAGTACTCGTTATCCTTGACCTATAGTAACCGGTTTAAACGGTTCCTACCTCTTATCGAAGACGTTCCTTTTTTCTCAGGTATTCGAATACATGCAGGTAACTCCGATGTGGATACGGAAGGTTGCCTATTGGTAGGAAAAAACAAAACCGTAGGAACTGTATCCAAATCCGTTTACACTCTGGAGTGTGTCATACTCCCGCTGTTTAGGACGTATAGTTCTGAGAAACACTCAATACTAATATGTTAAACCGACTAGAACCCCAAACCCTACAACTCCTACTCGTGATTACTTCCCTGATCGTATTCATTTTGGGTACCCTGTTTGCTATAATTGGGTACTTCATCAAGCAGTTTATCAAGACTGTTAACTCCTCTATTAGGGCTATTACTGATTCTCTCAGAGAACTCACAGCAGCCGTACAGTCTGTTCAGCTTGTTACACGGGAGTGGAATACGTCTAACCTGTCTGAGCACAACGAGTTTAAAAAGACCCTAACAGAGCATTCAGAAAAACTGTCCGACCATGCTGTTATTCTCGGCCGGCATAGTGAAATACTTAAATCTGCAAAATCATGAAAGAGTTAATTCGTAGATGGAAAGCGTCTACACCCAAGTTTTGGAAAAAGGTAATCCATTTTATGGTAACCGTGGCCACTGTCTGCACCGCTGGGCTAGCCTTAACACAGGTTCCTGGCTTCGAGGTTGACCCTGTTGTTACTAAATGCTTATCCTACGTACTACTTGCCAGCGTCCTATGTGGAGCACAAGCTAAACTTACCGAAGCGTGAGAAAGTATCTTATAATTTTACTAGGCCTATTCCTTATTGGGGTAGGCCTACTCTTCTCCGATTGGTTGGCCCAACGGAAAGAGGTTTCTCGCCTTACGATTAACCTTTCACAAGTCGAGGTGAAGTATAAAACCACCACCGGTTTAGTTGCTTCCCAGACGGTAACCCTAGAGGCTACTCAGAAAGAGTTGAAGAGGGTGTCTAAAAAGTCTTCTGAACAACTCAGCGACTATGACAAGAAGTTGAAGACTGCTTATGACGATATAAAGGCTTTGAAGTTGAAACCGCCCCAAGTAATCACCTACACTAAGATAGTAACAGTTTCTAACGATTCAGGTTTAGTGTCTAGGGATTCAATAGTCAAATTCCCTTTACTCATTAATCGTAAACATTACAGGATCGAACTGTACCGTGATAAAGGCACCATACAGCACCGACATTCCTACTGGAACAATACAAGCGTAGTGCTGAGTAGGGAAAGGTATTTTAAGGACGGTACGCGTATCAAACATGCGAAATGGTACTTCTGGAAGTCTTGGAAACATACCACTACAACCGTATGTGATGACTCAAGTGCAGTATCCAATATTTCAGTAAGTGTTAACTTTAGTCAATAAAACCCATAATATTTGTGTGGTAAATAATTTATACTTAGATTTGCCCTTACAATAACGTAAGGGCATTTTTAATTAGATAAGATTTGATTATGGCATATGCAGCAGTAGACCAAGATGGGACAGAATGTTTATATAACTATGAGCCTTATAGAACCGATAATGGTTGGAATGAAGAGGAGGGTTGTGTGGAACTTCCTAAAGGAGTCATAGAAAAACTCATAGGCAGGAAAATTACTTGGGACGACGAACCAGTAGAACTCAAGTAAAGGTAAAATACGTTAAAGGATTTGTACGTGTCAGAACATTATAATATGTTTGTACAGCAAGGTGAGAGTTGCACAAAAGTATTGGTGTAAAAACCTTAAAGGTCGTTTGGAGTGTCTCTCACCACTTCACTCGACCTTTTCAATTTATTGGACTAGATTATTAAACTCATTGTCATGGAGAATTTTGCTACGATTAGGATGGAACTAGACTTACAAGCACAACGTGTTATTCATCAATACATGGTGGATAATGCTAAAATATCAGAAGAAGTAACCAGAGGTATTAAAGAGGCCTTTGATTCTTTTGATATTGCTGAGGCTATTAGAAAAGAAGTTTCCCACTGCTTACAAGAAGCTGTACGTGGGTCAGGTAATTGGAGTACCTTACGGGCCACTATACAGAAAAAAATGGATATAGTGGTTGAAGAGCATATTGAGAAAACCTTAGAGTCTCTTAAAGAGTCTTTAAAGACTCTTTAAAGTAGGCCTTATGACAAACGAATACCAAAAAGCACTACTCAACCTTCTCCTAACGGATATATCCCATAAGAGGGATATACTCCACGTGCCTAGTAGCCTATTCCCCTCCCCTACTAATCAACAGGTGATGGACACGCTAAAAGCCTACTTGGAGAAGTTTGACCAGTTACCTCACGAAGCCAACCTATCGGAGTTCTGGCGATCAATAGTGAGTACAGTAGAGAAGTCGGTTGATCCCACATACACCCAACTAGTCCTCCATGCTATCCATGACGCGTTCGTATTTACAGACTACGAACCTCAACAGATCAAAGATACCATCACAGGAGAAGTAGTTAGGGCTAAGATGATCTCCATACTATCGGACATGAGTAAGCCTATCCATACTACGGTATCGGTTGACGTTCCCTTAGTATTAAAGGAAATGTCCACACGTATCGCTTTGATGGGTAGAACCGACGAGAAGATTAAGTCCGCTGGTTATTTAAAGGATAGGCCACTCCCCGAGCGGGACGCTATTAAGGTTTATCCCTGCTTCCTACCTTCATTAAATAAGATTCGTACCCGAGGAGGATTTCATAGCCCTAACTCGGTAATACTTCTAGGAGGGCCGAAGTCTTTTAAGACTACTTTCCTCATTGCTTTTTCTATGCAGTTTGCTGGGGCAGGGCTTAGTGTTTACTATGCTGACGCGGAGAACGGGAATATAAGCATCGAAGATAGATGTAGGCAACATGCTACCGGATTAACTCAGCCCGAGTTGTATAACCCAGAGTACGCCCCGTATATAGAAAAACAGATGTCAGTTTGGTGGCAAGCCGGAGGTAGCGTTCGTGTGGACAGTTATCTAAAAGGTAGATGTACCATGACTGATGTTAAGTATCGATTGGAAGAATTGAGAGCGGTTGACGGTTTTATTCCTCAAGTGATTATTTTCGACTACCTAGACGAGTTTATCCCTAGCGATCAGTACGACCGACGAAAGGATAGAAGGTTACAGATTCAGTCTGTGTACAACGAGGCCGACGCACTAATGTCTGAACTAGATTTATTCTACTTCACTGTGTCCCCGCAGAATCGAGATGGGGGTGTAGGAGAGGATTATAAGAAGATGTACAACTGTTGGAGTTCCTTTGAACTAGCCCAAAACGAATACGAAGCAGAAAACAACATAGTCGAAATGGTATCCATAGGCCAGCGTGAAGGACTTAATAAGGGGAAAGTGCCTGTGATAGTTGATCCCGAAAGACAGTCTATAAAGCAAATACCTCACGATGAATGGCTGTATCATATCGAAGCCATGAAAGCCCGAGGCATGCAGTATGAAAGTAAAAAGAAAAAACATTAAACCTTTTGAGCCATGGCAGATGATATTCAAGGAAGCGATAACTCTACCTCAGGTTGTTCCAACACCTATTCTAGCACTGGTGTCTTATATTTTGAGTGGGACTATCCTAAGTACAAAGAGTATGTTGACGGGGTAGTAGCCAAGGTTAAACCCTACAGAAACAACCGAAGGGCTAGTGATAACTGTACCCTCAGCAATCTAATTAAGTCCGACGAAGATGGATATTAAGGATTACTTCTACAGTAACTTTAGGAATGCTCCTGCTACTAATGGGTGGCTAACTTTTGAGTGTCCTGTATGTGGTAGGAAGAAAGGAGCCGTTCACTTCGAGAGAGGGGATGTGAAATGTTGGAGAGGATGCTACCATACGACTATTGCTTCATTCCTTCATACCATCATGGGCATTCCTTGGGTAGAGGCTATAGACATGGCCGGTTCTCCCTCCTTCAATATGATGCGGGAGTACACCCGTCCGGCCGGTTCGGTCAGTTTCCCCGAAGGATACTCCCCATTATGGGCCGACTCAAACATGGGTAACCTACAAGTACGGGCTAGGGCTTATATGAGTTCCCGAGGATTTGATCCGGATATACTCGGAGGTGAGGGTTGGGGATTCTGTGATAAAGGGGAATGGCTAGGTAGAATCATCATTCCTTACTACTCAAACGGGGTCCTGAAATATTATACCGGCCGGTCTTATATCGGGGACAATGTTAGGTATAAGAATCTATCTACTGAGACTTTCGGAACAGGTAAAGCCGAATACTTCTTTAACGAGGATGCCTTATTACGAGGAAAGACTTACCTAACCGAAGGAGCAATAGATGCTAGGACAACAGGAGCCCAAGGTATTGCTTCTGGGGGATGGGACTTATCCTCAACCCAACTACAGAAGTTGATAAATGGAAAGTTCCCTACTTGTTTGATTCCTGATCTAGGAAATGCTACCGATGGGGAACCGTTTTTCTCTAAAGCCTTACGGTTAGGGGAAACCTTACTTAAATCTGGGAAGCCTACTACGATATGTGACCTACGATCCTTAGCTGATTTAGGTAAGGATGTAAACCAAATAGGTACTCAAGTACTTAAAACTGAGATAGAATTAACCTTTGATAACCTTTACAAGTTGATGTATCATGGAAAATAACGAGGAGCCTAAAGACTTCGGCATTGACACCCCTACGGTGGTGGATTACGGTGGTAGAGATACCTATGTATTTATGGGTACTGGAGTGGATTTATTGATAGACAATAGTTTGGTAGATAAATTCAATACTTTTGCAGTTAAGGCTGAGGAGTCTTTAGATGCAAGGGAGCATACCGTCTTGAATGACATCCCTAAAGAGATGAGAGGACATATTTGTCCTAGTTGTGGAGAACCCTATCCTATTAGACCTAATGGGTATGAAGTAGCAGGAGTCCACTATCCTATAATACACCATGAATGTTTTGCTGGTATGGATGGGGAGTATCCTCAGTGGGAAGAGGTACATTGTTGTTCTGTTTGCAACACCTTATATCACAACAAAAATGTCCGATATTAATATGCGTGATCCTTCAATACACATAACCAAATCAAGACTGTTAAACATCCTAGATGCTTACGGTATCATGCTTTCGAGAGAGTTGGTGAACTACATCATGGACAATGCCCGCTCCTATAACCTAACCAGTAGAACTTTGGTTCTTACTAATGCTGCTGGTAAACGAGATTCGATTAAGGCTCAAGAGGAGATAGAAGGAGAGACCGATGCTGTTCTGTTTAACCAAGCCTTGAATAACGAGCGCAAGCGTAAGCAACATGTATTTACTCCTATAACCAAGCAGGATTCTTCTTGGATTATGTTAAACAAGTTGGCCTTGATTTGTGATCAAATGGCTAAAGACTTTCACATACATAAAACCGAAGCCTATGCAGCATACGTTCGACTCGGGATAAACCTAATGAAAAAAGGGTATGGCCTAAACCGATTTGCGGGATACAAGGATAGGATTTACGAACTATACTCCGAGGAAACCGAAGTATTGAAAGATGAAAACCCCGAAGGTACTAAAGCCCTTACCCAAGTTTACCTACAAGAAGCCGAAAAGTTCTATGGTAAATGTCCTACCTTACAACCTGAGAATAGAATACACTTCCTAGAGTCTCGACGCTTAGCCGACATTCTAAAGGCTGATTATGAATCATTCGTAGTTAGTCAAATCCAAGGGTTAGAGTTCACTGGAAATTTCCCAGAACCCCACCAACTTCATACAGGCCAAGCCGAGCATCGCTATCTAAGCCGTAAAAAGGTTAGCCAAAATTTTGTGAGGACTATAGGATCAATTGACGATTATTTAACTGAATAAAACAACTGAATATGAAAGTAAATGTGACGGAAGAAGGGGGCATCCTTTTAGAGGAAGTATTTAACAGTATTAAGTTAGTGACTCCTGCCGGGGAGTCTATGAGTATTTGTATGCGCGATACTGGATTTGAATTCTCTTACCAAGGAAAACCATACTTTGCCAAAGAAGGATTTATTGAGCCTTTTAATACCTCAGTTAGAGGAAATTATTTAGTAGAGCAGAAGCATATACCTGAATCATGTAATGGCGTTCCTGACACTAAAAACGCAGAGTAATGGAGCAAAGAAAACCTTTAAAACAAATCAGTGATAAGCGTAGGAAACAACTAGAGGAAGCCGGACTTCCTCTAAATACCTTCTCTTTCAATACCGGAAAGCCTTTGAAGTCCAAAACAACTTTGAAGAGTAAATCCTCAAAGCAGACCGATAAGGACAAAGAGTATCATAGAGTTTGCTTACAAATAGACATGAATGATCTAAAGGAGCATGGAGACATCATTTGTAGGTTCTGTGCGCAACCAGTAGGAGACGATTTACATCATCACCACGTGGCCGGACGTACAGGAGACCTAATGACCAACCCTAAAAACATCTGGCCGGTCCATGCCTCTTGTCATACTGAAGGAGAAAATGCTTATCACAATATGCCTTTATCCCAACAAGTAAAGCAGGAATGGTTCCCTAGATTGTTGAATACTATGCAAGAAGTCGATATGGCTAAGTTCAGGGTTACCCTAGGCAAAGCAGAAGAGTATGGATATAAACACATCCCACCAAATGAAGATTAGCGTTTATCCTTCGATGCTCCAAGTAGTCCGAATAACAGGAGAAGAGACTGTTTATAGAGACTTACGCGAATACCTCAGCATCCCTAATCCAGGGGCTAAGTACTCCAAGAATCATTTTGCCTCTAGGACTTACTTCATCACAGAAAAACAAGGACTCGCTTCTATAGGGTTTTTACCTATTATCTTGAAGTGGTGTGATAGTAGCAACGTTCCAGTAGAGTTATTGGATTGTAGGGGTGTATTACCAGTGTTTAATCCTGATTTTGATCGTACCGACGCTGGAATTACACTACGAGATTACCAAGAACAAGCCATAGTCGTAGGGAATAATAACCTAAACGGTTTTCCTTTTCCTGTAGGAACTCTTGATTTAGCGACGAATGCTGGTAAAACCTATGTGGCTTGGTTCCTTCGTAAGGCTTATGGGGATTGTAATATGCTAATCCTAATACCATCCAGTTCTATTTTTAGACAGACTGTGAAGGAGTATAAAGAACTATTTGGTGATCAGGTGGGAGTGATTTATGGGACTAAAATGGAATGGTCCCCGGTGATTATTTCTTCACCTAAGACCATTTACAACCGGATGTTTGAGGATGGCTCCATCACGCCTAAGATGTGGGAAGACAAAGGATATAAGATTCTAGCCTTTGATGAGATGGACTTATCTACGGGGAGTCAGTTTACTCAGATGCTTAAGAAACTCCCTATGCCTATTCGCATGGGACTTTCCGGGACACCTAGAGACCACTCCGACCCTAAATTAGTTCTTCGTGCAGTAGGTAACTTTGGGCCTACACTCATGAAGGTGTCCAAGCAAGACCTAATTAATAGGGGAATAAGCCAGCGGCCAGTAGTTCATATAATCTACGTGCCTCCGGTGTATGCTGACACCTACGACGATGCTATGCGAGTAGGAATAGAAGACAATCCTACCCGATGTCATATCATCCGAACTCTACTTGAGTCTAGGCATAAGGATGAAAACACCTTAATCACCTGTAACCATTCAGTCCATGCTTACAACATGTATCAGAACCTAAAAGATTTGGGGGATACCGAGGTCACCGATAGTAAAGACTCATCTAAGAATAGGAAGTTGGATGAGTTCAAAGAAGGCAAAATTACCCGATTGATTAGTACTATGATTGTGAAGCGTGGCCTCAACCTCCCTAAGATTCGTGTGGTGGTTCAAGCCCAAGGAGGGAAGAGTAAAAGCACCCTTTCACAGGTTTCTGGTCGTGGGGAACGCAACGATGGGGTTAATGAGTCTTTCACTCAGTACGACTTCATGGACGATTCTAACTTCTTACGTCAACATTCGTTAATACGAATTGGGATGTATATATCTGAGGGATTTGAAGTTATCTTTGAATACCCTGCCGAGCCTAACGGTTATCCTAAACTTCGTTAAAGGATTATCATTATAAAATAATTGTGTGTACATTTGTTTACACTTTAAACCAAAAGAAACAATGAATATTACCAAAGATCAAATTAGAGACGTTGCAGATAAGATGGTGGCTCCTTTAGAAGAAGCGAAGCAAGCCACATCAGATAGAATATCAGAAGCATTATATGCTATAGCTATATGCCAGATACCCACTGACGTTATAGAATTTAGTGTTAAGTATCCTAAAGAGACTCTGAAAAGTTTCAGGGCTGCTATAAAAGACTCTGATGGGGATACTAATGGTTATTCTGCCTATGTACCTTTTGGGGATTATTTTGCTGATTATGATAATGCTTCAGGAGAGGAACAAGCATCTATGGTGCCTTTAGTGGATGCTTATGTGGCTGCTAAAGACATACTTCGTAGTACTAGGAACAGAATCTCCTGCATGCTCTCAAACCTAAGGACTCACAAGAAGATTGCTGATGAGTTCCCAGAAGCCTATACTGTACTCTGTGAACTGCTAAAACTTCCAGAGAATAAGTCCAACCGATGTGACGATGTTGAAAAACTAAGGGCTGATTTATCTGTCCTAACAAAATCTAAGTAATGAAAACAGCACCATTCGATTTAGAACTGGCTAAACTAGGCCACCCATTGATTACTAGAAACGGACTTAGGGTATTAGATTTTTATCATTTATCTACAATTGATTGTGATAAATACTCTGTGGCTTGTTCTATAGAGAGTTTTAAGGATATACGTTCATATAATCATGAGGGTAGTTATTATATGGGTAGACCAGATGGTAATGACCTCCTACTAGACCTAGAAACCCCTTGGGAAAAGCCATTTGAACTTTTTGAATCGGTATTAGTTAAAGCTAGTCCTAAGGCAGATTGGAGATCTATGAGTTTTGTCTGTATGCTTAAAGATAAATTCATAGTGAGAGGTACTGATGGATATCTTGAAACTGTATCTTTCTGCAAGCGTCCTGATCCTATAGTAGAAGAAAAAACTACCTTAGATGTAGAGATAAAAGTTGGTGGGCAAGCCGTGTCTTTGGAAGATTTTAAGAAACTCATAGATAAATTGTAATGGCTAAAGTAAGTAAATCAGAATCAAAGGGAGTAGACCTAAGCAAGCTACTCCCCGACTTATCCTCGCTGGGGGAACCCACAGGATCATGCCTAGGGCTAGAGTTCGACGCTAACGCTCCTGAATGTAAGCAATGTGCTGATGCTGCTTTGTGCTTGGCCTTTTTTAAGTTCAAGATACAGGTAAAAATCAACGATCTCCTACCTAACACCCCTTTCTTGGATATGGTAGACTTCTCACTGGTTACTGACGAAGTTCAGCAGAAGATGGTTAACCTAGTCCAAAAGTATCAATCAGAGGGCACTCCTATGCAGGTAGGCGAGTTGGTGAATGCAGTTAAAGGAATAAGTAAGTGCTCCGATGATTACGCTGTACTGGAATGGTTCAAACGCTTCATGCGTGACAACAACCTTACTACGTCAAACGGTCAAATAACTAAGAGGTAATGGCAGAAGATACCCATAAAGTCTTGGTTATTTATCAAGGCAAATCAGATTCTTTACGAACCCTTCTCGACGTTGACCTAGGATGTATGAATCTGTACGACTTACTTCCGGTTATTCCCGAAGAGATAGCCAAGTACGAATGTATTGTACTATGCGGAGGCGAAGCGTTAGTTGCTGCTGGATTCATCGAGGCAGCCTCAACTTTGAAGACAAAACCGGTAACCTATCAAAACCTGCCAGTTGTTCCTACGGTGTCCCCGATGGCAGTCCTGCATGATAAGACTGCTTGGGCCACCTTAAGTAAAGATTTGCATAGAGCCTTTGTTATGGTCTTCGGAGCACCAGAGATTGATCCTAACTTTACCAAGAGTGTTTTATGTACCGATGCAGCCCAAATAAGGCAACTTCATCAGGTGGCTAAGCATTCGGGCAGGTTAGCAGTAGATATTGAATCTACGGGCTTGGATCGTATCAAAGACAAGATCACAGTCGTATCCTTAAGCGCCCAGCCTGGATATTCTTTAGTTGTTCCTGTGGAGCACTTTGAGGCTCTAGCCTCTCAAGGCATGATGCAAGCCATGTCTGAACTATTCTACGATCATACTGTAGAGAAAGTGCTTCAAAATGCTAAGTTCGACTTGGTTTTCTTCTACCGATACGGGTTTGTATTTAAGGGGATCATTCACGATACCTTATGCATGCATCACCAACTCCACAACAATAAGGACCATGGCCTAAAAGACATGGTCAGGGAATACTTCCCTAGGATTGCGGGATACGAAGCCGCCCTCGATAAGTACAACAAGCAGTACGATTCTATACCATTGTCCGACTTGGTTCCTTATGCTGGAATGGATGCAGATGCTACGCTGCGCCTGTCGTACATCTTAGAAGATGCTTTAGTCACTCGCGATCCTAAGGAGTATAACTGCTACCGGAATATTATGTCTGCGGCTTTAAAACCGCTATTTATGGCCGAATACAAAGGCTGTAGGATAGACAAGGCTTTGTTGGCTTCTGCTATCGTCGAGGCTAAGGCTATGAAGGAATCGCTGGCGTTTAAGATTCAATCTTATCCCGAGGTTCAACTGTTCCTTGGTAAGGCTCGCCAGGCAGTCATAGATAAGCGGGTGCTGGAATGCAGGGCTAAGATAGAGTCAAGCAAAACACCTAAGGCTAAGCAAGGCTGGTCTGATAAGTTGGCCGATGCTATGGCTGGTAACGTCGACGCTCCTGTGTTTAATCCTGACTCTCCCATTCAACTAAAACAGTTACTGTTTTGGAAAGGGTACGGGTTTGAATTTATCCCTCCTGTACTGGAAGGGGAGCGCGGAGGTACTGAGAGTACAGATAAAAACGTACTGAATGAAATTGATGATCCTTCTGGATTTATCGACTTGGTGCTGACTTACCGAGGTATTTCTAAAACCTTAAGTACTTACCTGCTCTCTATTCTTGAGAAGACAGATGATAACGGTTACCTGCATGGACGATTCAATCTATCAGGAACCAAGACATACAGAATGAGTTCGTCGGAGCCTAATCTACAGAATGTAATTTCTAGGAGTAAGTTCGAAGAGGTTATGAATATTGTCTCCTACGTGAAGAAGTCTTTCAAGCCTGAGGAAGGGGAAGTATTACTCAGCTGCGATTATTCGCAAGCTGAATTGAGGTTCATTTCTCACGTGGCTAAGGAGGCTAACATGATTACTGCTTATAATTCCGATAAGGACTTACACATTGTAGGGGCATGTAACTCTATGCATATCACCGAGGATCAATTTCATCTTTTATATAAGGCTGAACAGAAGTCGGCTCGTCAAAGGGCTAAGGCTAGAAACTTCGGACTTATCTACGGTATGAGTGCTAAAGGCTACAAACAGTATGCTTGGCAGCAGTATGGAGTTCTCCTTACTTTAGAGGAAGCCGAGCAAGAACGTTTATCCTTCTTTAGGGCTTATCCTAAACTACTGGCTTACCATGAAGACATGAAAAACTTTGTGCTGGCTAATGGGTATGTACCTACTGTATTTGGGGCTAAGTGCTGGTTACCCGATGCTCAAAGTTTCATGCCCAAATATCAAAGTGCTGCTCTCCGTAATTCAATAAACTCTCCTATCCAAGGGGCCGCAGGGCAGATGACTATTTTCTGCATTGCTTTGCTTCATCATCGGCTTGATCCTAGGGTACGATTGCTTAATACTGTCCATGATAGTATTATCTTTTCTATTCCCCGAGAGTTACTAGAGGAGACCGTTAGGATCATCACTGATACTATGACTAACCCACCAGTAGAGCAATATTTCGGCCTTACTTTGGATGTTAAGTTAGCGGTAGACTTCGAGGCTTCTTACAAGTCTTGGAAAGAGGTTTTACCTTTAAACGAGTTTTTAGAAAACGAAGCTCAAGTTAACAGGAGTTAACTACTAGGTATTGATCTTATGTCTATATTTGTATTACAAGTCTGTTAGGTCTTTGGCATGTAAGTAAGACGCGGGTTCGACCCCCGCCACCTCCACACAACGAAGCCATTTGTTAGTCGCTAACCCGTCGCGTTAGTACGGTTTTTATGGGGGTGCTTGGTTTTGATTGCTTACGTCTGTTAAAGAATAGGGCTTCATCAATAATAACCGACAAAGTTATTAACATGTTTTCGCCTTCGCTTAGAGCGGTAGCTTAAACGGCCCGAGGGAGCCTTATCCCTCAACACGATGCAGTAGTGGAATTGGTACACACTCATTTAGTGGAGGCCGCTTATTCGGATTAACGATTTGCGACATGAGGAAGCTAAGTGAGGCGAAAGCGAAGTACAAGCGAGTAGTTTGAGGGTTCGAATCCCTCCTGCGTCACACCTAAATGCGAGAGCAGCCGTCAGTGTACGGCAAAAATGGGAGAGGAGATATTTTAGTGGTAGAATGTTAGAATGGGTTCTAACGGCTCAGGTTCGATTCCTGACTCCTCACAAGTAACGTCAATTAAGACGTGTTATTTTTTGTTTTACTTTTTATCTTTTCATTATGAACGTATCAATTCCAGGATTGGATTTAAACAAGATTGGGCAACGTGCCGAAGAACTTCAGCAAATGGGTGGGGGAGATTCCCAATTCGTTTATGCGAGCAAGTTGTTAAAGGAAAATCGCAATGTAATCTGCTTTCGTATTGTAGTTGATGCTCGCTTTGGACTGGATGGGGCCTACTGGCTGGATAGGAAAGACTTTAACCTAAACGGTAAAGGTATCCTCAATCCTGCCACCATTGGCCGCCCCGATCCATTTACTCCGGTATGGGAGTCTGCTAAAGCCCAAGCAACGCTTAACCCCAACCTCAAAGCCTTAACCGATTCTAAGGACAACAAGCCTTCTAAGTCAGTACTTATACCTATAGTGCTTTATAGTCCTCAAGGTGTTATGCTGGACGGTAAGGTTAGGATTATGCAATGCGGTGTGAACTTGGCTAAGTCTATTCACGCGGGAGTTATGGCTGATCCCAATATCGTTAACGGCGTTCCTGTGATGCTTAACAACGATATGGGACGCGCTTGCTACGTGCAGAAAATGGGTGATGGGATATCCGCTACCTATACAGTAATGCCTACAGGGGTAGATCATCCAATGGCTCAAGAAGTACTTGCTGGTGTTTTCAATGTCAAGGAAGTATTAGGAAAATGGTGTAAGGACTACAACCACCTAAAGTCGTTGCTTGAAAACTATCTTTATGGTTCGCCTATTATTCCAGAATCAAAAGAAGATGCTCCGATAACCGGTATGCCTGTTGGGGCTCAAACTCCTCAACCATTCGTGCAGCAATATCCGCAGCAGCCCGCTCAAGCTTATCAGCAACCAGCGCCTAACCAAGGCCAGCCTGCTCAATTTCCTGTGCCTGTTCAGCCGCAACAACCAGCCCAATTCCCGGTAGCCCAGCAGCAGCAGCAGCAGCAGCAGCAGCAGCAGCAGCAGCAGCAGCAGCAGCAGCAGCAGCAGGTGGTTCAACAACCTCAGTATCAACAACCACAGGCCCCTGTTCAGCAGTACGCTCCTCCAGTAGCACCACAGCCTACTAGTGATCCTAATGCTGGTATGCCTATGGCTCCTCAAGGGTTTAATGCTCCGCAAGCCCCGGCTCCAATGCGTAATGTTATGGATGACTTAAACAACTTCCAAGGCTAATGCGCCCATCCTTCGAGTTTGAGGTAATCCTTAAAGAGGATAAGAGCCGAATATTTTTAGAGGTAACGGGGGGAGATATTCTTCTCCCTACCTTTAAAGGATTAATTGGTCAGACGTTTTTAGCCTCTATCTTTAAAACTTACCGACGAAGGACCGATAGGCAGAATAGGTATGTTTGGGGTGTTATAGTTCCTTGCGTTCAGTCTTGGATGAAGGAAACAACAGGAGATATTAAGACCTCAGATGAGATTTACTACTTCCTTCGTTCTATAGTCGGGAGTAAACTAGAGATAGTTTATATAGCCGGAAATACGGTTCCCGTCTTGTCAGGTAAGAGATTCAGCCAGATGTCTACTGTAGAGTTCTCAGATGCAGTAGAGAAGATTTATTCGCACTTTGCTGAGAAAGGGTTGGCTATTCCACCTCCTACGGGAGAGAACCTTTTGTCAGACTTTGTGCGAGTAAGGTAGGTAGTTTGTTTTGGGTATCCCCCTGCTCTAGGAGTGGGGGGATTTTTTTTTTTATTTGTTATCTAATCTTAAAATAATTGTGTGGTAAATAAAACTTAGGTACATTTGGATTTTAAAACTAAAACAATAAACACTTTTCAGTTATGGACTTAAATGACTATCAGGACAAAGCAATGACTACTTGTACAGAGAGTAGTGATAACCTATCTTATATGCTACTGAACTTAGTAGGCGAGGTGGGAGAATTTGCTTCTAAGATTGCTAAGGGTATTAGGAAAGAGTATATAGTAATAGATCACAACGCCTTATACACTGTAGCAGCACATAAAGGACTGGCGTATGCCTTAAAGCAGGAAGCAAAACTAGAGGCTGGAGATATTTTGTGGCAGTTGTCTGGACTTTGTAAGACTATGGGATGGACTCTTGAAGAGGTGGCCCAAGCAAACCTAGACAAACTGGCTTCAAGGAAAGACCGAGGTGTTATTGTAGGTGATGGAGATCACCGATAAACTATTTCAACTATGGAATTTTGTGTTTGTTCAGACTTGCATCTAGGCAAGTATAAGAACTCCTACGGGAGAGACAGGCTAGCCGATGGCCTCAACGCTTTAGAAGTGGTGTTTGCTACCGCTGCTAGGTTGGATAAAGTCATACTAATGGCTGGGGACCTATTCAACATTGTACCGCTTAATCCGGATGTGATTAACCAGACGCTTAAATTCTTCCTTAGGATGAATCAACAGTATCCAGGAGTGGTTATGTATGGGATTTCAGGTAATCACGACATCTCGGTTAACTTCACCCCCGAGCAGCAAGGAGTAACTGCGCTTACTGCTATATCCGAGACTTGCCCTAACTTTATCCTCATGGATCACAGGGTTCATACTTTCTCTGGGGGTATTACCTTAGTAGGTATTCCATATTACAAGTATAAAGAGCATTTCAGGACTATTTTGGAGTCGTGTACTATGGATCAGGGCATACGTGCTACTGCTAAGGCATATCTTCTCACCCACCAAACTCCCGAAGGTATTATCGATTTGGAGGTAGACTTCTCGCCTAACGATCCTATACTTAACCCATTCAGTAGGGTATTTAATGGACACATCCACCATCATAAGGACCTAGGGAAAGTGATTTCGGTAGGTAATCATGCCCACCTAGATAAGTCAGACGTAGACAAAGAAGTAGGCTTCCTTATTTACAATACAGATACCGACACATACACCCGAGAGATTCTGTCCAACCAATTCCCTCAGTTTATTGTTCGCCCCGAAGGTGCCGAACTCAACGAATGGGAAAAGCAGCAGATGGTTATCTATGAGACCTCAATGCTAGATTCTAATGTCTCGGGATCAGAGAAGTTTTCTTCATCGGTGAGCCCTCAAGACATTACTGAAACCTATATAGCCGAGGCTAATGTGGACGAAGCGATGGCCCGAGTAGGTAGGTCAATTGTTAATCGATTAAACTCTTAGATATGAGTGAGCATAAGCACGATTATTCTCCTGAGACCATCAAAGCAATAGAGAATTTTGGGACCGATTCCGGTAAATCCTTAAGCGACTTGTTTTGTCGTAAGGTCGCTCATATAGGCCATGAGGGCTCCGGCCTTGGCGTAGCTCATGCCTTAACTACAGCGTGTATAGGTAGCGATGCAGTGGGTTTTCCCGCAAGTTCCTTGCTCCCTGAATGTGATACTTTCCAAGATATGGCAGATTATGGGGATAGGATATTCCACATCATTGCGACACGTAGAGCCCTATGGCATAATATAGAGCATTCATCCATGCAATCTAGTAAGACAGCCTTCTTTGCTAAGGATAGAAAGTTATCCGAGGTAACTATGCTACAGGCTGGCCGAATGGTGAAAGAGTTAGATTTTATTTTAAACCAAATAAAAGACGATCATGAGTGATCATATGGGTTCTTGGCATTCTCTAACTAAAGAAGAGAAGCAGGCCGAGCTGATTAAATGTAAAGAAGATCCTAAGTACTTTTATAATACATATTGCAAGGTACTAGAAGCACCTGATCTAACTGATGAGGATTGGGAGAAGAAAAAGGCCTTATTTATGGCAGATGATGCCATGGCTAGGTCTTTGTTCACTCTACCAGACTTCTTAAAAACATATCCTATAACTTGTGAAGAGGCTTTTAAACCCAACAAATAAAAGACGATCATGCTAACATTGGACGAGAACTATAGTATCGACACAGACGATACTAACAATTGTACTCTTAAGTATTCCTGTAACACAGGTAAAGTACATGAGAAGTCAGGTAAGGA